CGAAGACCCTATTTATGTGATCCGCCGGACCCGGCTGATCACCGAATGGTTCCGGGTCGAAGCACCCTCGCAGGCGGAAGCTTGCGAGATCTTGGACGGCGCAGTGTCGCCGATCCAGCCGGAACAGTTGGAACTGCAAACTTGGTACTCCAACATTGATTCGATCGAGGTGACCTGAATGGCGACCCGCAAAGAGGAAACCATTTATCTGACGGGGCTGACCGTGCTGGGCTATTCCGCCGCAGTGGCCGGGCAGCCCTTCGCGGCACCGCGCGGCATGACGGTGGTAGACCGCGCGACATGGGAACTGGGTTGGTTGGCCGGGAAACGGGCGGCTGACGGGACCAAGAAAGGTGAGGCGTATGGCAAGGTTTAACGACTATCCGGAATGGCCGGACGAAGGCGACGGGCACTATCACCCGCCGCAGAACATGGAGATTCCCGAGTGGACTCTCAAGGCGGGATTCGTTGACGAATCGTGGCACAACGATGCGGCGGCACGCATGCGGTGGAAGACCTCGGCGGGCGTGTTCCTGTGGGTTTCCGAGGCGAAACCGGAGCAACGCGAGTGCGGCGGGTTGCGCTACGGTCTGACGGTCGAAGTGCCGGACGGGTGGCCGGAACTGCACGGGGATTCCTTCGTTGAAACCGATGACTCTGAGGAAGTGCTGCGGTTCCTCGAAAAGCCGAGCATTGCTTTCACGGTGGCGCGGGCGCAAGCGGAGATCTGCTCCGATATCGATCAATGGATATCGGAAGGTCATCTGCAGACGCGCGCGGATATCAAAGACTACTCGGACCTGCACGATTTCTGTGACGCCAACGGCTACGGTGGCGCATTCGAAGAGTGGGCATGGCCGGAAGACGAGCGCGGCGTAGGCGTCAATAACTGCGAGTACTGGGAAACGGTGCAGGCGCGGCTGGACGAGTGGATCAAGGACGGCTTTGTGCTTGCGCCGGACCCGAAGCCCGTCAAATTCGAGGCGTGCCCCCACTGTAACGGAACCGGACTCAGCGACAAAGTGAAGGTGGCCAAATGAAGACCTTCTGGGACTACCCCAATCAGACCGCGCGCATGGAGATCCCCTCATGGGCCGAGGCGGCTGGCTTTGAGGACTTCTCCTGCCATAACGACGAACGGGCGCGCATGCGCCACGAGAACGCTTCCGATCTGAATCTGTGGATCGGCGACGAAATGGACAATCCGCGCTACGTGCTGGCGATTGAGCACTGGACGGATAACGTGTGCGATGAAACGACGTGGGTCATCTCGAATGACCCTCATGACGTGCTGCGGTTCCTAGAGAACCCGCCCGCGCGGTTCACCGAGCAACTGGAAGCCGCTATGATGCGCGACCAAGAGCGGGCCGACAAGATCCTCGCGGGCGAAGTACCGGGCCAAGGGGGGGCACTCTGATGCAGGTCCGGATCGAGACGCAGGCGTTCGCGCGGCACTATACGCTCTTGGTACTCGATGCTAGGAGCGGCGAACGGGTGGCCGAACCCATCACGGGCATTCCGGCATGGGCGATTGTGAAGGTCCGCGAGGACCTCTTTAACGAGTGGTGCAACTCGGGAATCGTGGAAGTGGTGACGATGGGCGCGATTCCGGAGCTTAAAAGCTTGGAGGTCGCGGGCTGGAAACGGTAGGAAAGCTCCCCATAGGACGGGCCTCCACGGGGGCCCCTCCGGTGGGATTCTTCCCTGAAAGGTGTAAAGACGGCAATGGCATTGACGATATTTCCAAGAGGAGGTGGAGCATGAAGTACGGAGTTTGGGCGAAGGTCTGGGGCGGGATCACCGGGTCACGGGCGGCATGGCTCAAGTCCCACGGGGAGATCAAGCTCTTCGAGACGCGGGAGGATGCCGAAACCGAAGCGGCACGGCTGATTTCAACGTCGAAGCCGACTCCTTACGGTGCGCAGTTTTCCTATGAGGCCCGTCCGTTCCCTGAGGACTGGATGCGCCAAATCGCACGGACGGCTGCGGAGCGGGAGGAGGTGGAGTAATGACGGCAAAAGGACGGCAGAAGCAGAAGACGGGCACCCTCGCTCTGTGGATCGAGGCGCGCCAGCGGCTGGTCGCCGCACAGACGGCTCAACAGGACTTCTGGGATGCGCTCCGTGATTTCGAGAAGTCGATGCGCGCCCTGTTTCCGGAGTCGCTTGATCGAGGTCGAAGGCGACGACATCATCGAAGGCGCGGAACTGGAAGACCTGATGAAAATGTACAACCTCAAAGAGAAAGTTGAAGACGAATAATGGCGAAGAAGAAGATGCGCGGACTCTGGTGGCCGACCGAGGCGGAAGCCTCGGCCAAGTTGGAGGAAACTTCCGCTTTGAACGGGGGCCGGAAGTTCAAAGTGGTGCAAGTGATGACGAAGAGCGGCGAGGTGATGTGGGATGTCCGGCCAGCGGAAGACTGGAAACCGGGCATGGATCAACACGGGATCGAGGTGAAGAAGTAAATGGACATCCAACTGAAAATCGGGACGGTCAGAACGGAACTGTACGGGAACGCCGTCGATGTCGAAGTCTACCTGCGGGAACTCGATTCCGACTGCGGTCCCATGATCCAGGTCGGCGACGAAGACGACAACAGCGACTACGACAACCTGGAAGACTTCATGCGGGACTGGCAGGACAAATTCACTCCGGTGCCGAGCCATGCCGAGCACAAGTGGCCGGGACCGCTGGCACCGGGCACGGTCATGACGCCCAAAGAGGCGGCTGAGGGGCTGATTGCGGCGATTGACAAGGCGCAGGACGTGGAACAGACCAGCGACCTCGCCAACGCTTACCGGGAGGCTGCCCGGCAGCACGCGCGGGACGGCGAACTGGAAGTGGACGATCACGCGATTGTCTCGTTCTCGGACGACGAAGGTTCCTATGTCGCCGCATGGATCTGGGTGACCGATGAGGAAGCCGGGATCAAGAACTGCTCCGCCTGCGAACGCATGGAGATCAATCCGGCGGATGCCGAGGATTGGGGCACCGATGAGCACGACAACGTGCTGTGCCCCGAATGCGCGGCGGGCGACGAAGTCCTGCGGATCGGGAACACGCTGATCGAGTATCACGAGCGCGGCGCGTTCAAGAAGGTCGGCGACAGTGACTGGCAGACCTGCTACAGCCTGACGAAGGATTCCCCCCGGCTGACCCGCGAAGAGTGCGAGGCCGATGCGGCGGCCAAGGGGGCTAAGGCCCGGTTCTTCCGCACGGTGCAGGTCTAAGCGGAAAGCACCCCATAGGGCGGGCCCTCGTCGGCCCGCTCCGGTGGGATTCTTCCCGAGTTGAGGTGAAAGGAAAGGCAATGGCAATGAACATATGGGTGCTCACCGAGCACGAACCTGATACCGATTTCCCGGTATGCGTCATGGGCGCGTACCGGACGGCGGAACTGGCGGCAGAGGCTATCGTGTCGCGCAAGGACGAACTCGAGCGGTACGGAGAGCCGGAACGGAGTGATGAGGAACTGTGGTGGGAAACAGCCTGCATCACGCTCGATGAAGCTCCGGACACGGGCAAACTTCAGCAGCTCGACAAATCGACGCGCCACCAGGTCGCGCCAGGCGCGGGCCGGCGGCCGCAAATTTCTTTCGGCGAAATGTACCGGGCCATGGAACTGTGCGACATCTGCATGAGCTCGGGCGTCGAACTCGATCACGTCGACGAGCACGGCAACTCGGTCTGCGTCCAGTGCGCCGAAACAACCGCACCCGCCCAAAAGCGCGTCGTCAACGTTCCCAACACGGCGCCGGGCGCGGATGCGGCCCGGATGCATGGCGAGGGGAAATGCGGGGACGAGTGGGGCAGACCGGACTGCGCCTTATGCGAGGCCGCCGCGGAACGGACGGCTGAACCTGAGACGGCTGCGGTGGAGACGGCTGAAGTGCCGGACGAGGACTTCTGGTGCCCCAAGTGCAAAGACCCGCACCATATCGACATCACGGCTCTGGTCGACGTGCGGATGGTGCAGGATAGCGCGGGCGAATGGGAGACGGACGCCGCTGAGGCCGAGTGCCGCGACACCGAATGGTCCGGCGATTCGGTGGCCAAGTGCCACGGGTGCGGCTTTGTGGGCACGGTCGATGACTTCGATCACGGGAGGTAGCCCATGTTCAAAGAGCACCCCGGCTTTACGATCTACGACTGGAAGTACCATGTGGCGACCGACAAGACCCTCCTGAGCTATGCCCACTGGGTCAGGGAGAACCTCACACGGGAGCGTGCGGAGTACATCCCCCCCACAATGACTCCCCTGCCGAAACTCGATTGCGCTTTGTGCCACGGCACGGGTTGGCATGAGACGGCTACCGGGCGGGAAGTCTGCGACCGCTGCTACGAAGTGGAGCGGCGCAACGGACGGCTCCGGATCAAGAGGCCGGACGAGATCCGGCGTTGCCAAATGTGCGGAGCCATCGAGCACCAGCTACATCACGATCCAGGTCGCGTAGTGGCCGACCTTGGCCCCGGCAAGTACCTGCGGGTCAGGCTCATCAACAGCCGCCTGCGCGGCCAGCTCGAATGCCAGCTCTGCAATGCCGCGCAAGCGCTGATCCGGAACAACGAGAAACGAAGGAAAGCAAGAAAGTACGAGGTGAAGTAATGGTGGAGAAAGACCTGGAGCGCCTGAAATGACCTATCACCTGATCGTGAATGCGCCGTCGATGACGGCTGACTGGACCGTCGAAGCCGGGAGCGACACCGAGGCTCTCTGGAAGGCCCGCGAAATCGCGCGGGCCTACGTGATGCCCGCCAGCATTTCGCTGGCGCGGCTCGAATGGGAAGGCAAGGGACTCGTCATCATCACCCACGAAGCGGACGGGCCGGCATGGTGGGCGTGCAGTTCTGGACCGTTCGAACGCTTTGTGAACAAGGGGGAAGTATGACGCAGTTTCAACATTGGCCGAGCGTGGCGATTCCCTCGTGGATCGAGGGCGCGGTGGGCTGGATGGACAACACCCACGATAGCCATGCCATGCCGTCGATGATGCGGGAGCTGGACCCGCTCGGCGAGAAAGTGATGATCCTCTGGATCCAGCACGAGGACCCGCGCATGCGGACTTATCCGGACCAGGCGCGGTTCCAGATGACCATCGAGGGCCCCGATGGGCGGCAATACGACGGCGGATGGGAAACCGAGGACGAATACGAGGCGCAGACGCGCCTTTCTGAATGGGTTACGATCCCGGTGCCTGATACGGCTGGAAAAAAGACGGCTAAACCGAGGCGCAGACCGAAAGCCGTCAAGAAGGTGCGCCAGAAGCCGGGGCGCAAACCGGGGGATCCTACGAACACGGGTCCAGGCATGGGGATCTCGGTGCCATGCTGGTGGGGCTGCGGCGCGACGATCTACGGGTCGACCCTCCGCCCGCACTGGCGGGACTGCCCGAACCGTCCGGCGCGGCCGAAAAAGGCGGCGGAGTGACCTACGGCAGCGTGTTCAGTGGAATCGGCGGTCTGGACCTCGGTCTGGACCGCGCCGGGTTCCAGTGCCGCTGGCAGATCGAGAAGGATAAGCATTGCCGGCGCGTTCTCGCCCGGCACTGGCCGGAAGTGAGACGCTACGAAGATGTCAGAGAGACCGATGGACGGCTGCTCGAGCCAGTCGACCTTATTGCCGGGGGATTCCCCTGCCAGGACCTCTCCCAAGCGGGCAAGCGGGCCGGGATCGAGGGAACTCGCTCGGGCCTTTGGGCTGAGTATGCCCGTCTTGTTGGGGAGCTTCGACCCCGATACGTGCTTATTGAGAACGTCTCAGGGCTGCTTGTTCCAGGAGCAATGCCAAGAGTGGTCGGATATCTGGCCGGATGCGGGTATGTGGGAGTCTGGCTCTGTCTCCGAGCTGCTGATTTTGGAGCCGCCCATCTGCGTAAACGAGTGTTCCTTGTGGCCTACCGCGGTGACGACGGACGGAGCTTCGGCGGCGCGCCGGACGACGACGACGGGAGTTTCGCATACCGGGACGACGCTCTCGGACGCGATCAGCCAGTGGGGAAGGTGGCCGACCCCGACCGAGGACAACGCGAACAACGCCGGCGGGCCGTCCCGGCAGGCGAACACGTACCAGGACCTGACGGTGGAGGCGATTCACTGGCAGACGCCGGGCACGGACAGTTTCCGCTGCCGGGGCGGGGAACGGAAGGACGAGATGGGTCTCGATCAGCAGGCGAGGTATTTTCCGAGTCCTGCGGCGCGGGATCACCGGACGCCGAACAAGCTTCCATACTCCGAACGGGGGGGCGGCACCAAGGGGGAACAGTTACAGAACTTTGTGGCCCATTCGCTCCCGGCCCCGGCGACCCCAGATGGGGAGCAATCCTTGCCGAACGCCCCGATCTCGCGCCGTCTCAGCCCCCGTTTCGTGGAGTGGCTGATGGGGTTCCCGATTGGCTGGAGCGAGCTATGAAGGACCGTGTCCGGCGTCTTGGACGGCTGGGGAATGCGGTGGTCCCGCAGATCGGGCAGTGGCTCGGAGAGCGGATCCTCGCGTTCGATCAGGACCGCTGAAACAAGAGAGGGGCGGCGCCCAGCGATGGATCAACCGCCCCCGAACCTTGTTATGTGGGATTGAAATCAGTATGACAGAATGGCGGAATGCCAACTAGCCTTGCGTTGACGCTCCGCTGCCAGAACAAGTCCCTCTCCCCCGGCGGCACTCCCCCGATCGGTTCTGCTACGCCGGACGGCGTCTCGGTCCAGCTCCAGTTGATGGCCCCTACCGGAGCCGCCACGCAGGCATCCTGCCAGATCACCGTGCCGATTGCCTCCGACACGTTCATCATGGGCGGCTATTACGCCATCACCGTCGCGGACGGCGTTGTGCCAGGCAGCACTAGTGTTCCTTGTCCCGATCCTGCTCCAACAACAGCGGCCCCGAAGGCCCCTCTCCCGGTGAAATAACCTCGAGTACGCCCGAATCGAGACCTCGCCCGTTGAGAGCCTGCATGGCGGTCAGGCGCACCAGCTCCGGATCGTTGGTGGTGACGGACAAGTGGCCGAGCAACAGGTGGCGGGTGCGCGCGGTCATGTGCTCGGTGATCCAACGGACGGCTGCTCCATTCGAGAGATGCGTTTTGGCAATGCGCTGCTTGAGCTTGTAGGCGTAAGGGCCCGCCGCCAACATGTCCGGATCGTGATTGGCTTCGAGGAACAGCACGTCGGCGCGGGCGAGGTATTCGCCGAGCGCATCGTCGATAACTCCAAGGTCTAGAGCAAATGACAACCTGACGTTGTCAACCTGACATGTGAACCCCAGCGGTTCGCCGCAGTCATGCTCGATGGGGAAGGTTTCGCACTGGAAGTCTCCGACCGTCCAGCGGTCGTACTGGCTGACGTGCTTGTACCAGTGCGGCGGGATCAGCGCCTTCAGCTCATCGTGGGTTGCCATCGAACAATAGACGGGCACATGGCGCCCGGCGCGCCGCCAGTGCTTGATCAGCGTGGGGAGTCCGGCGCAATGGTCGCCATGCGGGTGGGTGAGAAGGACGGCTGAGACGAGGTCGATCTCTTCGCCGATGGCTTCCACGCGGCGGGTGGTCTCCTGCAGGTTGAGGCCACAGTCGATCAGGAGGCGCGTCCGGCCGCATGACAGGAACGTGGAGTTGCCGGCGCTCGAGGTGGCAAGGACGGATAACTTAATCATCCGCGGGTCTCAAGCCTTCATAGGCTTCGCAGGCGAAGGCGTTGTGGCAGGTCGCCGCGCAGTCCTCGCAGATCTCCTTGTCGCAGTTGGAGCAGTAGTGCGTGGCGGGCTGTTCGCACCGTTCCTGCTCGGTTTCGTTGATGAAGTACTTCTGTTCGCAGCGGTGTTCCACGCTATCCTCCAATGTTCTTGATCATGCCGATCCGCTTGCGGTTCGCCGCCAGGAGCTTATCGGCGCGCTCGTAGTATTCCTTCTCGGTGATCCGGCCCGCTTCCAGGTCCAGGTAGAGAAACGTCAGTGCCGAGGCCACGTCGTCCGGCATGTAGAAGACCGCCGAGTTATCCCCGTCCGTCACAATCTGTAGCTTTGGTTTTTCCATCCCTTTCACCTCAAATAAGAAGGCGCGCGAAGACTGGAACGTCGTCGCGCGCATCTTGGAATGGCACCGCTCGGCCCTCCTCCGAGTAAGCCGGGCGATTATCCCTCGCCAGACAGAGTAGCAGCCTCTGTCAATCCCGCACGCTCTCTGAGCGCCGCCGCCAGGAGATGGATATTGACGTTCTCGCTGAGGACGAATTCGGCGTGATCCCAAGTGAGGATCCCCGCCGGCAGGTCGCGCCACTCGACGACGAGATGGAACTTCTCCACGTCGCCGATCTTCTCCGGGTGCGGGTTGAGCGAGAGGCAGTAGTCGCCCAGTTCGAAGATCCAGAGGCCGGGCAGTTTGTTCAGCGGGATGAGTCCATCGTTCTTGGCGATCTGCATGAGCGACTCCCAGACCGAATCGAGCGAGACCTGCTCGGGAGACGGCTCAGGCGGCTGTGTTTCCATTGCCGAGCTTTCCTTTCAGCTTCGCCAGATCCTTCTTGAGCTTGGCCCGCTTTTCTTCCTTGGGGGCCAGTTCGTCGATCTCGGCCTTCATCCGGCTTTCCTTCTCCATCAGCACGAGCTTGTGCTTCTCGTTGATGGCGGTGATCAGTTTGCGCTCGGCATCGAGCAGCCAGAGCGGCGTCTCGATCTCGTGCGCGGTGTAGTACTGGGAGAGCGTATTGGCCGCGCAGCCCAGTTCCATCACCTCGTCAAGCGTGAACCGCGAGGTGTCCAGGTTCTTGAGGATTGAGGTATCCATGATGTCCTTTCTGACGTAAATGAATCCGGTGCCGAGGCAGATCTCGCAGTAGCCCGCGATCTGGGAACGGCAGGGGAGCTTGGGGCAGTACTCATTCGATCGGACGAACTGCCCGCGCTTCAGATGATAGACGGCTTCGTTGACCCGCATTTCGTTGATCATGGCTTGCGCTTCTTCTTGCGGTCCTCGGCGAAGTGCGCCTTGGTGTGCTTGGCGAATCCGGACGCGCCGACCGTCGCCTTGCACCGGGGGCACTCGACGACGGTCTGGGGCGGGCGGCCCACGCGCCGGCGGATCGGTTCGAACCCGGCGCGCTTGCGGAGGTAGTCGCTCATCGAGAGCGCGATGGCTTCCGCTTTGCTGTGCAGGAGGTCGACCTCCTCGTTGCTCAATAGCTTCATAACGACGTGTGGCATTACAATCCTATTGTAAACACAATTATTTGCGATCTCAAGACCGATTCGCTTAGAATGATAGCGAGGTGGACCGATTGATTATATTGACACTCCCTGAGGAAACGCGCATGCCCGCGTTTGAAGCGTATGCCGAGGAAGACGGCTCGGTGGTGGTGAACGGCGGGTACGGGTCGGTGCGGCTGACCGACCGTCTGAATAAGCCGGACCAGATTATGGCGAGGCTCATTCTGAGTCTGTGGGCGCGGGCACCCAAATGAACACGCACCTGGAAACGCTCAACTCGCGGAACTCGCGCGACCGTTACGCGGCGATCTGGCGCAACTACGACGGCGAGATGACCGCGGCGTCCATTCAGCGCTACGTGGCCGAGCGCCGGGACTCGGGCTATGCGCCCAATACCGTGAACCTGCACCTGGCGGCGCTGAAACATCTGGCGCGCCAGACGGCCCCGGCGCAAGAACTGGCGGGGATCGAGGCGATCAAGACGATCCCGGTGCGCGGCGTCAGGATGGGCACTTGGCTCTCGCTCGATCAGGTGACCGCGCTGCTCTCGCCGTCGGCCAAGCTCTCCGAGGCGCGCGACCGCTGCCTGCTGGCACTGCTCTGCGGGTGCGCGCTGCGAAGGTCCGAGCTCGCCGCTCTCACCGTGGCCCATGTCCAGACCCTCGACGGGCGCACCGTGCTGCTCGACATCACCGGGAAAGGGCAGCGGGTCCGGACAGTGCCGCTGCCGGCCTGGAGCGTCAAGGCTCTGCACGACTGGCTCGGCGCGGCGGGCATCTCCAGCGGGACCGTGCTGCGGGGAGTGCGCGGCAAGCGGCTCCTCGACGGCGGGATCACCGCCGATCACATTCACGCGATCGTGAAAAAGGCCGGGAAGCGGATCGGCGTTCCGCAGCTCGCGCCGCACGATCTCCGCCGCACTTTTGCCCGCCTCGCCTTGAAGGGCAAAGCCGACCTCACCCAAATTCAGGTCACGCTCGGGCACTCGTCCCTCGCGGTGACCAACCGATATCTGTGTACAACAGTGGACCTCGCAAATCCGGCGTGTGACGCCATACAACTTGAAAAGGAACCCAATGCCAACTGATGAACAACGCGCCAATCGGCGCGCCTACATGAAGAAGTACACCGCGCGCAAGCGCAAGGAGGCTCTCGCGGTGGCGAGGGATACGGAGATCGTCGAGATGGTACACGCCAAGCGCGCGGCCAAGCGGCCCGCCGCGCCGATCGAGATCTCGACCTCCGGAATCATCGCCGCCTTACAGCGGATCTCCTACGTCGTCCAGGAGTCCGGAGCCATGCAGGCGGTGTTTACGTGGCCGGACGGCGCGACCGTGACCATCGATAGCACGGGTGCCATCGTATGCCGAACCCCCGTCCTCTCGTAGAACTGACGGCCCCCCACTTCCGGGGGGCCTTCCCCGGCCAGATTATCGCGCTCTACGGCATGACGGGCGAACGGCGGCTGATGCGTGTGCTCTTCGTCGACGGCTCTCAGGTCCACTGCCGGGATCTGGTCTGGCCCGAGAAGGTCGCCTATCACGCCGGCAAACTCTACGGCCGCCTTAAACTGGCGGTACTGGGACGCCTTTGAGATTCGCCTTCTCAGACAAGCTCATCGTCACCACCCACTTCGATGGGGAAATGGCCATGCTGGCCGACCGTCACTATTCCCGCCGGACGGTCGGCGCCCGGCAGTTCCTGTACAGCGGTCGCAAGATCGTCATCCGCGATGCGCCCGGCGACGTGCTCTTCGGCTGGATGTTTCCGGACGAGGACAAGCGGATGGACGGCCAGACGGGCTACAACTGCGCCATCTTCCGCAACGAGTCCTCGCGGCGCTCGAGCGACATCATCCTCGAATGCGAAGAGATTGCCTTCGAGCGCTGGGGCCCTAACCGCCTGTACACCTACGTCGACCCGGCGAAGATCAAGAGCGTCAATCCCGGCTACTGTTTCAAGCAGGCGGGATGGCAGACGGTGCGGAAGCCGGACGGCAGCGTCCACGTCAGTCATGCGGGCCAGCACTTGCTGTACAAACCTAAGCCTTAGGTATGCGGCGAACGGTGTTCCACTCCTGATTCCTTCCGCCACCAGCGTGCCGGCTCACATGCAGCCGCAGCAGTTCCGGCGCATTCGGCAGGCAGTGGCAGGGCATCCACGCGGCCACGATCTTCCCGCAGTTCTCACACCTTCGTCCGAGCACTCGACACCCCCTTGAGTTTTTGATATTCGGCGGCCTTCCGCAGATCGTAGGGCGACGGCTGGATCTTGCAGTACAAGCCGTTCCAGGTAAACTCTTCAGCGCCCCGCAAGTGCGGCCAGATGTAGGTCTCCGGGTTTTCCTCGCGCCGCGCCTGTCGCCAGTGGCCCGAGACCCAGTTGCGCAGGGCTTCGCGGCGCGAGCGGCCTGGCGGGATGTCGCGCAGTTTGAAGACTTCCTTGGCCCCGAGCGGATCGGTCCCGATCGCGATAGTGGGCATCACCGCCCGGTTGTAGCCCACGTTGACGTACCACTCGTATTCGTTGGTGAACGACATCGACTTGAACCCGAGCAGCGAGATGCTCTCTTCTTCGTCGAGCGGCTCCGGCTTTTCAAATTCAAACGGCGCGGCCACGATGTGCCAAGTGCCCCCGAAATACTGCAGAAACTGGCGGGTGGTACGGTATGTGCCGTTGTTGAACAGGTGCGCGATCGCCTGTTCGACCACCTTGGAGGAGCGGAGCCGGAACAGGCCCCGGACCATCTTGAGCGGGACTTCCCTCACGCGCCGCAGCGACATGAGGTAGGTGGCCTTCACGTCGTCGTAAACGTCCGGAATCGCGTCGTAGTAGGTGGCTTGGCAGGCGTCCCACTTGATCGGCAGTTGGATCAACTCCTCCTGATCCTTTGGGTCGGTCGGAAAGTAGTACAGCTTCTCGTGGTTCTGCATCCCCCGCAGCGACTCGTAGAGCCAGGAGGCTTCGGCACCGTCAAAGTGCGACAGGGGGAAGTCGAAGAACTTCTTCATCGCTTGATAGCCTTCGGGGCACTCGTACTTCCACTCGTGGGCGTCGATATCGTCGTTGGCGCTTTCGCACATGAACAGAAAAGTCAGGATCGTCTCGATGGCATCGACCCGGTTCTTCTGGATATTTTTGCCGGGCTGGATGATGGCGCTCATGGCTCGACCTTGATCACCTTCTCCACGATCCCGGTATGGTTGAGCTGCGTGGCGAAATAGCGGTAGACGTTCTCGGCGGCATCCATGAACCGCTGCCCGACCTTCGGCCCGAGGCGCTCGACGAACTGCTCGGCGGTCAGGTCCGGCGGGCGCGGCGTGTGGAAGATCCCCTCGGCGATGAGGACCGCCATCTCGCACTGGTCGAACTCGACCGTCTTGCCTTTCTCGATGTTGACGAGGTCGCTGCGGGTCAGGTTCACTGGACTCTCTCTTTCCCGGTGCCGAATACCGCTTGGGCGATGACCTCCTCGAAATAATCGCGCATCGCCTGCGCGCCGCGCATCAGCTCGGCAGCCTTGTGCTTGTGCATCGCATCCAGTATCTGCCCCGTGGAGCGCCCGGGCGGCCGCCGGGCGTTGTGCATAGCCTCGGCGAGGCGCACCGCCATCTCGGGGAAGTCAAAGCGGAGGGTCGCCATTGCGTCGTTGTCGCTCATACGGCTCCAATGTCCTTCAGCAGTTGGTTGATCTCGGCTTCGCTCCGCTCGGTGATCTTCTCGCCCTTGGGCTTGGTCGGTTCCGCCGGCAGACGTTCCCACTTCTTCTCCATGGCCTTTTGAAGCTCCTCGAGAGTCATCATGCCCTCCTGCTGCCCTTGTGAGACTTCTGTTCGTCCTCGTGCATTCTGGCAATCCGCTGCCGTTTGATCTCCTGTCCGAAACTGCACCGACAGTACTTCACGGCGCTGGCGACTTTCTGGTAGTGGCCGTCGACCTCGGTTATCAGTTGCGCGGCCACCTCAGCCGTGATTTCCTTCTCCTCGCAGTCTTTCTGGTGCCCGCTCGGATGGCGCACGTAGGTCACCAGGAGCCAAGTGCGTTCGAAGGCGCTCCCCTGACAGTGGTCGCACTCCCAGTTCGGCTTGAGCGCCGCGGTTTTCGCCGGCGTCAGGTCGAGCGCCTCGATCAACTCCGCGCAAGTGGGCAGCCACTTGTTGTTGTCGATCCAGGCGGTGACCGTGCGCTCGGCATGGTCCTCGCCTGAGGCACGGTCGCAAAGCACGCGGACCATTTCGCCGATTCCCGGCTTGCCCAGTTCGGCGAAGCGGGGAAGACCGCTCAGACGGTTGATTTGCCTAGTTGCCTGCGCGGCGGTTAACTTCTGCACGGCGCCGATCCTCCTCTTCCGCCCACTCGTTCATTTCTGCCATCAGGATCTCTCCCTTCGATTGCTTGCGGGGAACGTCGACCGCCTCTGGGATGACGCGCCTCCATTCCGCTTGGAGATACTTGGCAGGCTTCCCGCACATTTGCCACTTTGCTGGCGTCCAGAGGCCCGTCCTGACGCGCTGGCTGATCCCCCTGACCGCCGCGACCCTCTGGTCGAAGGCGAGGGCCAGGAAGGGCCGGTAGGCGTCATCGAACTCGCTGGGGAGGCAGTTGGGTTGCGCTTCCCGCCACGCCGAGACAAACGCCGCGAACTGGTCGTCGACTTCCCAACGAGCTTTCGAAGGGGTTACTAGAACTGGAGATTTTTCCGTTCCGGAATCAGAAGAACAAGAAGCTACAGATACAGATTCAGATTCAGACGCGCGTAGAGCTACGTTTTCGCTACGAACGTCCTTCGAACGTACTACGTTCGTATCTACGTTCGTAGAGCTTTCGTAGCGAGTCCGAACGGACTTTGATGCGGCAAGGCTTTTGTTTACAGCCTTTGCGCGTTCCTCTTCCTGACGTTTGTTTACAAGACGACTAGGGTCACTTTCTGAGGGCTGAAAACACCGCCCTACCCGTAACCACATTTTCACTAGGTGGTTGTAGTTGACCTTCCTGGTACGTGCCAGTGCCTTGAGGTCTGCTGGCAGACTGCCGTTGATCCAACTGTGATTCAGGCAGCGGAGGAGGAATCCTACCTCCTCATCACTCATGGCAGAGAAGTTCTCATCTGTTTCGGCATCCGCTGGATACCAGTGGAAATATGGCAGTGATTTCATGTGCCCTCCAGGCTAGCCGGGGGCGGGGTCCTGGAGGGGATACCCCGCCCGGTTTCCGGCGATTCCGTTCGTACAGCGGGGGGATCAATCCTCGCTGCTTCCGTCGAACGGGTCAAGTCTATCAATAGCATTCCTTTTGCGCAAGGACTTTTTCAGGATTGGGAATACCATAGCGGTATGAGCACCCTTGCGATGATCATCCCCGTCGATTCTGAAGGTCGCCCCGTCGATCCCGGCTACGGCCAAGGCCATCCCATCCACCGGCCCTCTAACCCGATCGTGCTGCCTCCCACGCCGCCAGGTGTGAACCTTCCGGACAATACGCTGCCCTCGGGCGGGCATCCGTCCTACCCGATCCACATTCCTGTCGGGCCGGACAATACGCTGCCTACGCCGACACCTCCAGGAACCATCTGGCCCCCGCTGAACCCCGGCGATGGTGTCAGCGGCAAGTGCTGGCTGTTGGTCTTCGTGATCGGGACCGAGCATGCCCGGTATCGCTGGATCCTGGTGGACGCTGATGGCAAGCCTCCTACGGGCGGCATCAAGCCTCCGACACTGCCTCCGACTCCGCAGCCTAAGTAGTAGTTTTACGCTCAAGCACGCGGCGGAGCTTCTCCGCCGCCTCGACCTCGATCTGCAGTTCCTCTCGGACCTCGACCAGTCGGTCGCCCGCGTCCTGGATGCGGGTATGTAGCTTGCGCTGGAACCGATTGTCGATCGGGAGATGGTTGGCTGCCTCGTCCAGGCAGGCGATCGCCTCGCGGACCCGGTTGAGAATCTCTTGTTCGTTCATAGGGTAGGCTCCAAATCCAGAAGAACCTGATCGCCGCCATGGATCTGCCGGCGCTGGTGTGAGTACTGGCTAATGCCGCTGCCATCGATACTGTCTACCGCCAGGTCCTGGCACCAGCGGAAGCGCACGGGTTCGTTGACCCGGCCCACATGTACCCACTTTCCAAGGGCTTGGGCGGCACGGATGACGTGGACGGCCGGGGCGCTCGACTTGAAGGCATCGTCGCCGCCGATGAAGACGGCGTCGATCTCGGGCCACGGCAGGTTGAAGTGCTCGACGCCGTTCTGGATTGCCAATGCCAGAGGCCACCCATGGAGCCGCTCCTGCCAGTACTGGAACAGTTCCAGGGTCCGGCGCATCGAGCAGACAACGTCCGGCACGGTGACGAAGATGCACTTCTTGCGGTTGGCCTTCTCGCGTTCCAGGATGGCGAGGAACGGCTCGAGACGCAGGCCAGAGAAGCACCCGTTGTCGATCGCGAAGACGGCGCCGCGGTTGCTGAACTTGGTGAGCGGCGTGATGAGCTGACCCACCGACACCGGATCCACGCCGAGGTCCTGGGCGCACACGTCCAGGTCCTCCGAAGTATCAAGTAAGAAGGTCATGGGATATAGACGACTCCGCAGTGCTCGGTCTCGCGGAGTTCGATTCTGACGAGGCCGGCGAAGTCCAACCGCTCTGCGATCCAGGCGGCGATCAGTTCGCAGGTTGGGTTCTGGAGCCCCTCGATCTCATTCAGCAAGCGATGATCGAGGACCTGTTTGACGTTATGCTGCCAGACGTTGCGCGCGGTTTGATAGTCCATGATCCAGCCCGTACGCTCGCCCACCTCTCCGGTGATCTCGATGCGGATCCGGTAGGTATGCCCGTGCAGCTCGTGGCATTTGTGGGTAGGCTGCACGTTCGGCAGGTAGTGCGCCGAATCGAAACTATCTTCCAAGAATATGGCCGTCATGATTCCTTTTTATGCTCCAGCACATGGATGATTTCTTCGAGAGCCGCCGGCTGAATCTGAGAGGGGGCCAGTCTCCAGACGCGCCAACCGAGGACGGAAGCGCGGTTGTATTTGGCGGCATCCTTGAGGAACCCTTCCTTGCGGAGGTGGTAGCCCCGGCCTTTGCCGAAATCGTTGATGCCTCCCTCGATCTCGACGGCGATTCTGTCAGAGGGCCAGGCGAAGTCGAACCGCCACTTGCGGTCAGGCGCGAATCGATACTCGCGCTCCGGTGCCGGGCCGCCGAGGGCCCTCCAGGCGAGGAGGAAGCGTTCCTCGGGTTCGGACTTAGCCTGCGGAAGCTTCGCCTTCGAAGCCGGGACCTTACCCTTGCACAGCCCGTGATCCAGGTTGTACGCAGCGTCCTTGGCGGTGTAGCCACAGATGGGGCAGTGAGGTTCCCTCTTAGCCATGACGGCGACCGCCGTACACGCTGAAGAGTCCGGTACGGGACCCGCCGCGCTGTTCCTCGTCGGCCGAAATGGATTCCGGTTCCGGTTCTACATGGTTGGCCCACTCCTTGGCGGGCCTCTCGAAGAGTCCGGTGTCTGCCTCCTGGTGCCACGGGGAGAGCCACAGTTCGACCCGCGGATTCTCCGAGTCCTTGTACAGGCGGCTGCCATCATACGATCGGATCAGCACGTCGTCCTCGACGACACCTATATCCTCCAGGAAGTCGCTGATGCCCTGCATGTACCCGAGCCAGTCGCCGGCGTCCCGGTCCCGGTAGACCTTGGCGATCAGGTGGCACGAGTAAGTAATCGGGAAGTACCGTTTCAGAGGCTCGAGCACGGGCAGGACGGCTTTGACGGCGGCGGCCTCCCAGTCGCGGAAAGCCTGCGAGGGGAGCAGCCGGGGATGCGGGAAGATGGTCTCCCGGTTCTCCAGCCACGTTATGATATCGGACAAACTAACCATTTGACTCGCCTTCTCCCGTTCCCAGGACCAGATCAAGTCCTTGAGGAAGGCGTCTGTCACGTTACGAACTATTACCGGAGAATTCTTCTTTGTTCGGGGGGCGCCGGGCACGACGAGCTTCAGCGCCTTGGGTAATCTCTCCTCGGCTACGTCCGGCAGACTGGCACGCCACGTATCGAGCGCGTTCACTTATCCCTCCAGGCCGGCGCTGGCTTTCGAGGCCCCCGGTTTCACTTCCTCAGGCTTGGCGGCATCCAATAATTCATGAAATTTTACTTGGAGGTGGTGGTTTATACGCTGATTCGCCATCCAGAAGGCGGCGAGCTGCAGAGACGCCTCCTTGTCGGAGGTCTTGAGGACAAACTTGACGCTGTGTTTCTCCTTCCCCCCGGCATCCTCGGCCTCGATGCCTTTGAACTTTTCCAGGCTATCGAACTCGATCGACATGGACCCGTCCGGCTTGCCATTCGGTTTGAAAGTGCCGGAACCTCGCCCCACGCTGGCCTTCAGGTCGACCGAGGGCCCCCACCCATCGACCTCCAGTAGGCCGAGCCATCCCATCTCGGTGGCGACGGGCTTACTCAGGACCGCCCGCAGATGTAGCGAGGTCATGAAACCATTTTCCATTCCTCTGACTTCAAGATGGAGTATCTCCACGCTCCGGAATAAGCAGTTCGGCACTTAGGTTCCTTTCTTCTTGTACAGGTATCTGGCGCGGGCCAGAGCATTGAGGCGGTCCCGTTCTGTCCGAGAACGATTCGACGGCGGCCGCCGGGGCGGATCCTCGACTGACTTAGCGAACCGGGTGTCCCGGGCCGGACCCTTTTCGGTGATTTCAAGGCCATCCTCGGCGGCGATCACCGCCGAGTCAGGGATCTTGTCTTGCGGCATGTCTCCGTATCCGGCCAGTATTAAAGCATCTAACTCAGCGAAGCGTTTACGATCCTTAATACCCATTGGTTGAACCCCCAGTGGAAACACCGTAAACTAAGCCTCGACCGCCTCGAGCGCCGCGCCGGATTCGACGCGCGCCATGATGATCTGCAGCCCTAAGTCCTTGGCCGCGCCGATCAGGAGTTGCATACTGTCGGCATCGAGGACCTCGGATTCATCCAAGACCATCAGGGGTAAGTCGCCGAGCGCCTGCGCCGCGATTGTTATGGCGATCTTACACTGCATCGACTTATTGACGTGCTCCCACGGCACGCCTTCGACGTAGACTTCGGGCATGTTCTTATCGCTGGTCCTGACCTCGATGCCGGGGATCGGGAGCTTGGCAAGCTTCTCGCTCTTGAGTCGGTCGAGTCCCTTGACCGCCGTATCGAGCTGGTTCCAGCGGGCCTGCAGGCTCTGAGCCGAGAGCCGCATCTTCTCTAACTGCTGGCGCTGGCCCTCGACCCGGTTCTGATCGGAGAGCGACCGCTCGGCCATGCCCAGTGAGGTGTTTAAGTCCTCCAGTTGCTGGGCAGAGGCGGCGCGGAGATCGTGCTTCTCGGCCTCCATGCTCTTGACAACTTCGGCATGGCCAGAGTTGTAGTTCCAGTTGAGCGTGGCTACCGCCTCGTCGTACTCCTTCTTCAGCGCGGCAAGCTTCCCGTCCAAGGTGTCCCGCATCCCGTTGACGACACCGATCGCCTTGCGCTCGACCTCATTTACTTCCCGCTCGAGTCCCGCCTTGGCCTCACTTACTTGGGTGCGGAGTAGTTCGACGACACCCTGCCAGGAGGCGGAGTCGCCCACGGGCAGGTTCTTCTCGGTCTCCTGGATGAATCCAACGGCGGTATCCTGTTCGCGCCGGACCTCGGTCCTGCTGGTGTATCGACCTTCCCTGATCTCGGTGAAACGCTTCTGGTCGATTACTTCCTGCGGGTGCAGGATAGCTTCGTTGGCGGCGTCATTGACCTCCTGGCCGCCGAACTTCACGGGCATCACCTTCGAGAGTTCCTCGGCCCGTTCTCGGCCCGACATACTAATGAAGGCAGCCGGATTGAACTTCAGACCCGAGGCGAGTTTCTTGACATACGTGGCTTCCGCCGAGACCTTACCTTTGTCGGCGGTGCGTACCTCTAAGATGGAGCGCTCGGGCTTGATCGTTTTCTTGATGGTTACGCCGTCGTCCAAACTAAGGAGGATCGATCCCTCCTTGGCCCCCTTCCTGATTAAGTCAGGGTCATGCCCGCCTTCGAAGACCGAAACCAAGGCGTCGACGGCAGAGGTTTTCCCGGCGCCGTTCCGGCCGCGGAGGACCGTCACAGCGCCGGTGTTAAAGGTGAGCGATTCGATACCCTTAACATTTCGTATTTCAACAGACTTGAGCCGGCGCGTCACTTCTTCACCGCCTTGCCCTTGGTCGCGCGGGCCATCTTCAGGACGACATCGAAGAGGTCCTGCCGCATGTGATCGTAGCGATCGGCTCCGCCCGCCTTGACCAACTTGGCGACCTGCTCGTCGTCGAGGTTATTTGCCACACAAACGTCGAAAAAATCCTTCGCCTGCAGGGGGGAGATGATCTCGGCGGGGGCGGGTGCCTCGGCAGGCTTCTGCTCGGGGGCCGGGGCACTGAGCGCGGCGAGCTTGGCCGCGCGCACCTTCTCGGCGTCGTCGGTCGAACCCACCGGGTTGCGTTCGCGGATGCACTCTTCCCACGTTGCCTCTTCATTACTGATGCGCGTCCACACGCCGCGCATGTCCGACAGTTCGTCGGACGAGATCCGCTCGAGCGAGTGGCCGAGGTACTGCTCGAGTTCGCTCGCCATGATGCGAAGCTCGGCGAAGGCGTCGATCAGCCTGTTCCGCGCGCCGGCGGGATCCTTGGCATCCTCTTCGTTGGTGACCTCGACCGCCCGCTTCAGGGCGGCTCGGATGATATGGCGCGGCAAGAACTCCTCGGCGGCGGCGCGCTTGGCCAACGCGATCTGTCGAAGGTCCTCTTTCCTCAGCTCATCGAGGTTCATCCGGCAGATGTAGACCTCCTCGCCGTCGGTATTGATCCTGGTGGCGAGCACTTCGCGGCCGGGCGGGGGGCCGACCGTCTTGGTCTGGCGGTCCTCGTAGGCGCGCTTCTCGACCTTCTTCTCGATCGCATAGGTTCTCACCACATGGAAATTCGACTCGTAGTCGGAGATGGTGATCGCGCCGATCCGCAGGTCCGGCGTCTCAGTAATGATCGAAGGCTCGGAGCTATTGTTCCCGAACAACCTGAGCGCGGTGCGCAGGAGATGGATGGTCGGACCCTTGGCGATCTTGTCGACCCAGCGACCCTGCGCGTTCTTTTCTTTTCCTACGGGTCTCGCATACTCGCACAACGCGGCGAACTCCTTATCGGCCACCGCGGCCATGAGCTTCGAGCGGAAGTTGACCTCCGAGCGGGGGCGCTGGATCGCCATCACGTAGCGGGCCTGGACGGCAGCTTGGGCGTGGGCCACCTGTTGGACTGCGGCGACATCGACCGCCTGGCGCACGGTCACTTCGCCCATCTGGTTGCTCATCACCTCGCCGGCTGAACGCACCAAGGCTTGATCTTGTTCGGACATGTTCACCTCGTGTTCCTTCTGCGCGCGTAGCTGATGGCTTCGTTCAGGGCTTCGACGATCTTTGGGTTGAGCTCGCGGGTGATCCCGTGGAAGGTCCTCGAGACCGCCGCCGGACTCATCCCGAGCCTCTCCGCCACGCGGCTGAGAAGACCGGGATGAACCTTGAGGATCAGAGCGCGTTCATGCTCGTCGCCGAATCCATTACTGTCCATGCTTTTGCGCAAAGACAGTATGACTGGAAACTCAGCTTTGCGCAACAGGCCCGGCGCCGTTTGGCGAGGTTAGTTTATCGACGATCGGTTGCAGCCAGACCGCGTCCATCACGCGGGTCGGCGCGGCCTCAATCGCCGCGGCCAGCGACTTCCCCTCGTCGGTTTCCAGGTCCACGGTCTTGGTCCCGTAGTCTGGGTCTGGCAGCTTCCAGCCGTATTGCTGGCCGTTGACGGCGAACTCGCTTTCCAACTGCTCCTCGTCGGTGAGGCGCAGTTTCTCAATGACTCGCAAGCCCACGCTGGCCTCCTTGAGGTTGGGGGCGGCGTGGTTCCCGATCACGTTCCACAAGAATACGCGCTGGTAGAAGGGTAAGGTCAGGCTTTGCATGAACTCACTACATTAACTTATTGACGACGCCTTCCACTGCGGCCTGCAATTCGGCGTCAGTGACCGCCGCCCCGGCCGTCTGCACCGCTGGGTCCATCACTGTGGGCGGCTGAATCTGCGCGGCCACCATCTGCGGGTTCTGCATCGTACTGATCGCCCACTTCTCGCGCGTGTTATGCGCCGGGACTGATGATGCCTCGATCATGATGCTATCGGCGAACTTCAAAACCGCGACTTTGATGCGGCCCTGAAAGGCGGGGTCGCTCATGAGAGTGGCACTCTCGGTGTAAGTCATTGGAACCTCTTTCTATGAAGATGTAGTGTTGAGACTGGCAAATCTATATGTGTGGCTGTCGCTTCTTTTAAAGTAGAAAAACGCGAGATTATCTGATTGCCTGAGGTAGATCATCATCGAGCCAAGAGGCATTGCGTTGAAGTCTGGCCCCTGTACTCCCGAATGGCAAAAAATGACATTGCCTCCTGCCGGGTTCAGGTACAACGGTGACACGGCATTGTTTTCCCAAGACTGAATGGCCCCACAATACCTGCTGCCGTAGTTGATGCCGTAGCCCATTGCCATTCCGTAGCCGGGGTTCGCGGAACTCTCGCAGAGCAGCAACTGTTGCGAGGCTTTGCCGAAGGCAGTGGGGTTCGTGGTCGGGATTACCATCAGCGGGTTGGTTGGGTTGACCCAGGTTGGTTGGGAGGCCAGCATACCGCCGATGCCGCCAATAGCCACGTTGCCGCCAAGCGGGTTGATGAACATGGGGCCGGGGGCGGGGGCGGTTTGCAGGACACTTGACCAGATGGAGTTGATGTAGCAGAAGCCCAGGCCCAGACCGTATGCGCCGTTGTTGGATGACTCGCCGATTCGCATTTGCAGGCCGGCGGCAGCGAAGCTGGTGATGGTCACGGCGGGGAGGACAGAGAGCCGCTGGTACGGTACGGCCGAGATGCCGATAGCAACCAGCCCATTCGTGTCCATGTTGATCCCCACTGGGCCGCCGCCCGAGGCGACTTGAAGGAGCGTGGCAGCACTTACTGCCATGTAATAGTGGTAGCCGTTGTCCGGTCGTCGGAAGTAGATCGGCTGGCCGGAACGCATTTCAAGTGGGCCACCGTCCACGGTCAACTTAGAGGTTGCGTTGTAGGTGCCAATGCCTACGTTGCCGCCTACCGGGTTCAGCGCAAGGGTGTACGCGATAGCTTGGGTATCAATGCGCTGCTGCTGAATCCAGCCAGTGCCGTCGCTACGTGCTCCGAGTAACATGCCCCAGCCTGTATCGCTGGGCAAGACCGCCAGCGTGCCGATAGCGGTTCCCAGGACAGGATCGCCATAGCCGGTCGCTCCACCTATGATGCTTAGTTTCAACGGTGGATTGTCGGTGCCGATTCCCACCTTGCCCGTACCCATAACCGTCATCCCGTATACGTTGCCCTCCCCGCGAAACCGCGCGGCCTGACCACCGGCAGAGTGGACATCCAGCCGGTAACCTTCCCAGGTCCCAGAGCCGAGGACGGTGATTACGCCAGCGTTGTAGAGTCCATACGCCGCGGCTTGAATGTCGGTGAGCCACGGGGTTTGGGAGCCGCCGCCGGTACTAAGTGGCACGCCGTTGACAAGGTATTGGCCCGTGATGTTGCAGTCTCCAACCACGTCGAGTTGATAGGCGGGGGCCGTCGTATTGATGCCTACTTTGCCGATCATCAAATTGATAGTCTGACCAGCAATTGTAAATGGCTCAAAGGTGGAATGGTCGGAACTCACGCCAGCGAGGATTGGGCCTAGCATGGCAGGGGGGAAACCGAATGGCGTGGGGTCGCCGCGCACAACCAGCACTCGGTCAATGGTCGCCTGGACAACCAACTTGGCCGTACTGAGGTTGGTGGTGCCGATACCTACCGCGCCCCCACTGGAGGTCGCCTGAAGCAGGAGTTTCTTGGAGGAGTCCCCGGCTTGGTAGTTGGCCGATAGGTAGAGGTCGCCGCGAGAGGTGCCTTGCGTGCCAAACATGCAGTCGCCAGCGTTGGGCAGGGCGAAGTGACCGGCGGCGGTCGCCATCCCGAAGAACACTCCCATAGGGCCGGTGTTGGGTTCGGTTTCGACGCTGGACAACATGAGGTTGGGTGCGCCGCCGCTGATGACCATGCCGCCGCCGAGCGGGACGTTGCCTACATGCAGGCTGCGCACCGGGACTGATTGACCGATGCCAACATAGCCCGCCGCCGTGATCCGCATCTTCTCGGTAAGAGGAGAATTGGTCTGGATCGCCACATAGGTAAGTCCATCGAGAATAAGCGGAGTGCCTTGGCAACGGAGGGTCTTGTTAGTGGAAGAAGCCAACCGGCACTCGGTCGGCATTCCCGTCAGGAATCCTATATTAGCGCCCAGATTGGCAACAACTACCTGCGTGGCGTTGTTCAGCGAGAAGCCCGCGGCGTCGATGTCACTCAGCCAAGGCGTCTGGGCCGCGCCCACCGGCACTCCCCACGTTGCGTCCTCGCGGAGGAACTTAGTCGTTCCCGCCGTCGCTCCCGGCGTGGGTACAGTACCGCCGCGCCCCGTCGCGCCGCTGGCGATCATGGGCAGCGCATTGAGCGTGACATCCGCAGTCAGTGCGCCGCCGCCAGACATGCCGGTCCCGGCAATCACTTGCCTGGAAGTAGGCACGCCAGTACTGAGCGGGACACCGTTGATGCGGTAGACACTGCCGGCGGAGATGTTGACATCACCTACAACGTCGAGCGGGTAGTTGATCGTAGCGGGGATGCCGATGCCCACTTTTCCGCCGAACGGGGCGAGGAGAATATTCCCCCATGCCGAGCCATTAAAGTGCGTGATGCGGCCAGACGTGGCGTTCGACTGGAACGCCATGTACACGCTGGTGCTAGAGCCGGAAACCAGGATAACGTCGTTGTTGTCTGCTTTGGCTACGTGCAGAGCCTGAGTGGGCGAGGCCACGCCTATGCCGATCCCGCCAGAGTTGTTGAGCTTGAAGGTGGCGGCGTTGATGTCCTGTAGCCACGGTGTCTGGCCCCCGCCCGCCGCTGGAGCGCCCGTGATCTTGGCATAGGCCAACGCCGTGATCCACGCAGGATCAGCGTAACTGCCGATGGTTGAAACCGCATTGGTGACTTGCGCGGCAGTGTAATCTGCACTCGCCGCCACCACCGCGCCAGAGCGGCCGAATACGCTTGAGACGCCTACGGCCAGCGGGACACCGTTAACCCTGTAGGTTCCGGTCACGTCCACGTCTCCAGCCACCTCCAGCCTGTACGCGCTCGGAATTTTACCGATGCCTACGCGGCCCGCGATGTCGAGCCGCATCGCCTCGGCGCTGTTCTGGATGAAGGCCAGTGGACCGAACGTCTCGATGACGGCTATGTTCGCCGGTAAGCGGGCCGAACCATAGACCCGGATATTCAGGCCGGTGCCGAGATCGTTCTGGAAGGAGCAGCCGGGGGCGCCGCTCGGGCTGGCGTTCAACTGCCGGAACCCGTCTTGGAAGCCCGTGCCGTCCACGAAGATGCCGATGGTGCTCTGCGCACCCACCGCAGGACCGATGCCGATCCCGCCAACCTTGTTGAGCTTGAAACCCGAGGCGTCGATGTCCTGAAGCCACGGCGTCTGGCCTGCGCCGGCCACGGCGCCAGGAATCGTCACGTCGATCCGGTCGAAGGCGGCGTTGTCGGTGGCAGTCACTCCAGCGCCGACAAAGTTCAGGAAGGTTCGCGGAGTCCTGGCGGTGCCCTCGTCCTGGACGTTGACGGCCCCGGCTGGGCCCTGGGGCCCCTGGATGCCTGGATCGCCTTTGTCACCTTTCGGGCCTTGGCTTCCGGTGCTTCCGGTGCTACCAACCGGACCTTGGCTGCCGGGAACGCCGGGGTCGCCTTGGGGCCCGGTGCTGCCTGGAGGGCCCGTGGCTCCGGTGCTTCCGGTGCTGCCCGTGTCGCCTTTGGGCCCCGCGGGCCCGACCTGGCCGGGTATGCCTTGGATGCCTTGGGGCCCTTGAGGGCCCGTGCTGCCTGTCGCTCCGGTGCTTCCGGTATTTCCGGTGTCGCCTTTGGGCCCCGTGGGACCAACCGGGCCCGGGATGCCTTGGGGGCCTTGAGGGCCCGGGGGGCCGGGGATCGGCTGCCCGGCAGCCAGCGAGACGACGAAGTCTTTCGTCGGGTCGAGCTGCACGATCAGGTACGGCTTGACGATGATCGCGTCGAGTTCGATGGTTCTGGTCACGGTCCCTCGCGTGTGATTTCCGGCGCAGAAATACACCGCCCCTTGGCAAGCGTCGTGATCGCCCCGGCGCCGGACTTGATCTGAACGTCCCAGAAGAAGGTGCCCGTGAGGGGAAGCGTCTGAACGTTGGTCAACGTGAGCACAACGAGGTTCGGCAACTGAATCGCGGTTCCGAATTCAGCGACAATCGGGCCAGAGTCAGCGGGCGTGCGGCGGATCTGGGCCTTGCCCGTGTAGCCCGTGAGATCAAAGGCGGTGCCGTCAGACTTTTTGACGGTCACCGTGACGACATAATCGTCGCCCTGATAGATCTCGATGTCCTCGTTGAGCATGGCTTATATTACCTGCACAAAGCCTTGAGGCCGGTGGCTGTTCCGCCCGTCTTCACAATCCTCGGGACGAGTTCAAGAGGCACGCCCGTAGCCAAGGTAACGGACGAGGTGACGCCCGCGGCGTCGACCACATTCACCGTGCCGCCCGCGTCGGCCAGGAGAGCCTCGCAGGGCACTCCGATCGGGTTGGTGTCATGCGGCGTGATGATGCTCACTCGCTTGTATGGACCTTGTACCATTACTTCTTTTTCCTCACTCTCTTGGCTGGCAGATTCCGCGATTCCGCGACGGCTGTTAGTTCGGCCCGCTTATTGTCAAAGTTTACCTTCCAGAACAGTTCCGCCTGGTGAAGTTGCGCCCTCTCCTTCCCGCGCAGGGAAGCTCTGTATTCCTCACGGGAAGCTTCGGTGAGCGCGCCGAGCGGATGCAGGCGGTCGATGGCCTTCTCCAGGTTCTCGATCGTGCCGCCGGCGTTCTTGTAGTCATCGAGTCCATGGATCAGGCCCCGGTGATCGCCATACCGTACCGACTCGCGGATCAGATAGAGCGCTTCGGCGGCGGGCGAATCGGAGTAGGCACCGCGGCTCTTCATCCCGCCGTGCTCGGCGCTCCAGCCCGGCACTTTGTCGTACCGGAAGGAGTTGTAGTGGGTCTGCTTCGGTTCCCAACTATAGAGGACGAGCTTCAGCAGGTTCCGCCAGCTCGGCGGCGGCTGCGGATTCTTCATCATGTAGTTGTAGGGATAGAGCAGGCCGAGTTCGCGGAAGATGTACTGGCCGCGGTCCCTGATCGTGCGCGGGTTGAACACGTCGGGGAACATGGACTTGCCCGCCCACAGTTCCGCCGGGTACTTGAACCATGGCGTCAGCCCGCCGGCAAACTTATTGAAGGGGGCCTTCGCCGTCTCGACCGCCCACTCCTGGAGCGTCATCCGGCCATTCAGATATTCGCGCGCGTAATACGGCGCGGCGTTGAGGCCCGCCCACTCGAGCAGTTCGTCCACCAGGCCGATTCTGGTGAACCCGAGCACGCGGCCCTCGGAGTCCCGGCCGAGCAGGATATGGGTGTCCTTCTTCACCGAGTCCGGAATGTCGTCTTCGTCGTCGTCCCACAGCCCCCAGTTGATGGCGGTCATGAGGATCTTCAGTCCGGACATCAGCGCCGCCGTCCGGCCCATGTAGATGTACGAGGCGACACCCATGTGAACGGCTTGCCGGGTGCCGCCGAGCAGCGCGTATCCCAAGGCGGCAGACTCGCGGCCATCCGCCGCGGCGTTCTTCATCAGCCGCCAGTGGGTGCGCGCGTTCTGTTCGGTAAAACTGTAGAACGGGATCGGGTACTTGCGGATGATCTTGCCCGCCGGCGAGACTTCGTCGTAGGCGAGCATCATGTCGTTGGAGAGCTTGTAGGCCCGGTCCATGGGATTGGTAAGCGCCATCACCTCGTCGCGGAGCGAGGCGGCGAAGGTAGTCGGGCGCCCGCCCGTCTTGACCTGCTCGAGGAACTCGAGGAACGTGGCGTAGCGGAGCAGCGCCTCGCGCATGTCGGTATACTTCCGGCCCCACCAGATGGCATCCCATGTTTTCGAGAGCGCCCGCTTGGCCTGCTCGCTCATGGTCGGATTGATCTCGACCAGCGCCTCGCGCATCTTGCGCTCGACCTTGATGTCGCCCATCTCGGCGCTCTGGATGTTGGACTGGAACCCGCCGCGCTGCCACCATCCTTCGAACTCTTTGTTGGGCGGCTTCCCGGTTTTGCGGAACGCCTTGAGATCGCGCCAGACGCGCGGCAGATGCTTGAAGGCTTTCGGCAGCACAGTGGTGACGCGCCACAGATCGCCGGACGCATTGCGGGCGTTGTAGATGACGACGCCCGTCGGGCCGATCAGCCGGGACTGCTTCCACAAGTTGGTCGGAATGCCCCAGACATTCTGGGCTATGGCGGAAGCGCTCTTGGGATCCTCCGGTTTCGAGAATCCCTGGATGGTCTTGATCAGTTCCTTGGGGAGCACCAGCTCCTCGCGCCGCTGGCCGCGCGCGACAACCCGCCGGATCTGTTCCTTCTTGACCTCGGCTACGCCGTTCAGCGCCGCTTCCTCGGCGATCTGCTCGGGGATCGAATTGGCAAGGTAGAAGTGTTCGCCGTCGACGGGCTGATAGATCCCGTGGGTGTCGGCGAAGAACGCCTTGAACGTCTTCTTGAACGTCATGTAGTGCTTGCCCGCGAGTTGCTTGGTGAGCCTCTCGCGGTAGCCCGGGTCCTGCGGGTGCGACTTCATGACCTTCTGGTACATCGTCTCGCCGGTGTGCTGGGTGCCCTTCGGATGAGTCTTGTTCCAGTGCTTCGCCAGGCGGTCGAAGTGCGGCATCACCGTGTCTTTGTTGAGTTCGGCGGCCTTCTTCTGAACGTCCTTGGCGATGTTCAGTTTGTTCTTCGGGTTCCGGATGTAGGCGAGGAACTGAGCGCGCGAAGTGTCGAACATCATCTGGTTCATCACTTGCCACTCTGTCCTCATGTAGTCGAGGCTGTACTCTTTCGGATTGACCCACGCTTTGCGCAGGTAGCCTCGGCCCACCGGGAGCTTGAACCGCTGCCCGCCGCCAGTGCCCTCGTCCCGCTTCTCCTCGTACTCCATGACGCGGTGCCGGAAGTAATCCGGGTTCGACAGTGCGTCCGAGAGGTCCTTGTATCCGGCATCGCGGAAGGCTTTGATGAGCGGCAGCCGGATCTCGCGCTGCATGGCCTTGCGCAACCGCAGCGCCTTGTCGATCTTCGGATTGGCCGCCGCTACGCGCCGGGCCTCGGCCCGGGCCAGCGCGAGTTTCTTCTTGGTGAGGTTCCACGGCAGATCGCTATCCTCGACGGGGTAGCCATCGTTCATCTGCGTCTCGACGCGCCACCAGAGGTCGTCGAGCACGATCACGTCCATCATCTGCTCGAGCTGAATCGGGTTGTCCGTCATGCTTTCGAGCTGATCCTTGAGAGCCTGATGCGCGCGGTGCTCGGAGTTCTGCTTGGCCGCGTTCACCTTCTTCAGCTCCATCCGCACCGGAGCGTAGGTGGCCCCCGGCGGAAGGTGCGTGTACTCGCGCGTGAACGAATGGCCCAACTCGGTCATCCGTTCCCGCAGGCGTGTGTACCAAGGCGTGCCCTTGTCGACGCGGCGGCCACTGGCTTCCACGTCTTCCCGGTATTCCTTGAGAGCCTGCGCGGAAGCCGAGAGCGGCGCTGCCGGCGTGGCCGGGGCCGTCGCAGGCGTGGCCTGTTGGGTGGCCGCCGCTGGCGCTGCGCCCGCCGTCGCGCCTTGCCGCCATCCAGCCGACACCGCCTGGCCCGCTTGCCGGGACCGCTGAACGATCCGCAGGGCGCGGCGATAGACGCGGCGCGCGATCGGCCGGGCGGCAGAGCCGAACTTCTGAACGATCTTGGCGAGGAAGTTCTTCCCGTTGATCAGCAGGCGGGCCACGTCGCCCGCTATGGAGATCGCCATGTCGCGGATCACGCCGGGGAGTTGCTTGGGAGTGGAGTGGAGCGTGCCACCTCCGAGGAACGGCTTGAGCCTCTCGCTGGCTAGCCTGCCCGCGGCGTCGAGCTTCTCCAGATTGCTCTTGGCCCCCTTGACCGGACGGTAGGAGAGGGCCCCGCCGGCGCGGGCGTAGGCTTTCTCGATGATGCCCGCCTTGATCAGATCGGCGACGGCTTCGTCGAATTCCTTCTGCTTCTCGGCGTACTCGTCCGAATAGAGCAGGTTCTCGTGGGTGATGCCGCGCCCGATCACCTTGAGCACGGTCTCCTGCCATTCCGTCAGCCCGCCCGTCCAGCCCATCTGGGCAGGACCCTTGGGTGCTGGCGCTGGCGCCGGGCCTCGCCCGCCTCTGGCTGGCCCGCCCGCAGGCGCACCGCCTTCGTCGCCGCCTTCATCCTCGGCAGATGGTGCCGCGTCATCCATCAGGCCGAGCTCGTCCGTGATCTCGTCGAGCCGCTTCTCGGCCGCCGCCAGTTCGTCTTCCTTCTTGAACTTGTCCGGCTTGGCGCTTTCAAAGGTGTCGAGTTCGGCCTGGCTCCGGTCGAGCCATTCCTTATAGGTGTCAACCTTGCCGGGAAGTGAGTTCCAGTAGTTGGTCAGCGCACCCAGTACAGTCCTGGCCACCTCTGGGGAAACCCGCCCCTTCGGCCCCGGAGTCCAGGTCGAAGTGCTGAAATCGTCGACCCCGTCTTCCACCTCGAGACTCGCGCCGCCGAACGCGGATTTGCCGACACTCATTTCGAACGGACCCAGCGTTCCCACCGGGCCGCCGCCACCTTGACTTACTTTCGTGAGCAGCTCGGACAACGGCGCGCTGGTGAGTTCCTCCGTAGGGATCCCGGTGAAATTGCGCGGAGGTGTCTCCGGGTTCTCCTCCAGCCACTTCACAACTTTCTCAGCCGCCGATTTCGCGGCTTCCAGCCGGGTCCTGTTGCGTTGAGTCTGCCACTCGAGCTTGGCCAGCGACTCGGCCCACTGCCGGTGCGCGTCCTGGTTGTTGCGCTTCTCCCGGCGGAGCTTGTTTACCTTGGTCTCGACATCGAGACGTTCCTGCACTACCGGATCGCCCGAGGAGAGCGCGATGGTTTCCTTGGCGGAAAGAGCCATCGTCGACATGTCTTCGATCTCGCGCACCGACAGATCGCCGCTCATCGCGGTGTGGATCATGTCGGCTTTGCTGCCGATCGTCTGCCACATGTACACGTCGAAACTGCCCTCGGAGGCGTAGTTGAAGATCCGCACGCTGGCGTTCGTGTTCCCCTGACGGAGAATGCGGCCCTCGCGCTGCTCGATGTCGGACGGGCGCCATGGCACGTCGACGTGATGCAGAGCTTTGAGGCGCTCCTGCACGTTGGTGCCGGCCCCCATCTTCTCGGTCGAGCCGATCAGGATGCGGATGGTCCCGGCGTTCACCTTCTTGAACAGCGCCTGCTTTTGATCCTTGTTCTTGGCATCGTGGATGAACGCGATCTCTTCGGCCTTCACGCCTTGGGCGATCAGCTTCTTCTTGATCTCGTCATACGCGGCGGCCTGCATGGCCTCTTCGTCGGCGACCCGGCCCTCGGCCTCTTCATCAACCTCTATTTCGTCGGGATTGTCGGCGGTCTCCTCGGCAGCCTGCCGTTTCTTGGACTTCTCCTTCGGCGTGCCCAGATCGAGGAAGACCAGTTGCGTGGACTTCTCCTTGGCGGTTTCCTTGTAGATCGAGGCGACCTTATCGGCCACCATGGTGATCTTGCCGCCCTTCTCCTTGTGGACGAGGCTTGGATCTTTCAGGTACGGCGCGACGGCGATGACGAGTTCCTTGGCCTTATGCAGTTCCTTCTTGGCGATGCCGAGATCGGCCAGACGCCGCTTCCTGTTCGGGACCGTTTCACCAGGACGCTCCTGCCCCAGCCACTCGATGCGGGTCTCAATCTGAATCACGTCGTCCTTGAGCGAGCGCGCCTCCTCGAGCGCCGCCTCGGCGTAGAGCCGGATATCGAGAGCGGCCACGCGGCCCTCGAAGGTGATCTTCAGCATGTTGTCGTCTTTGGGATCGACCTGGCCGCCGCGGATCATCTCGGCGCGCCTCCCCAAGAGCCGCACGAATGCAGAGAGCAGCGGATGCGACGGGTTGACGATGGTCTCGGCCTTGCCTCCTTCCAGTTCCGGCCGGGGGAGGTTGAGGTCCTCCACGTTCTTCACGTCAGCGAACGTGCGGAAGCCTTTCACCAGATCCGCCACGTTGACGAACTTGGCGAAGCGGTTGTTCATCCGGAACTTTCCGCCCTCGGGCGAAAGCTCCACGGCGCGTACGACGCGCCCGAACTGTCTGGCCCATGCGTCGAACTTTTCGAGACCCTTCTCCTTCATGTAGGGTCCGGCCAAGTACCGCATCATGGTGTACATCTCGGCCATGGAGTTGGCGATCGGCGTTCCGGTCGCGAAGACGACGCCGCGATTCCCCTGACGCTCAGACAGGTACTGCGTCTTCATGAGCATGTCGAAGGATCGGTTGGCGTTTGACTGCGGCAGTCCGGCCACCCGGCCCATCGAGGTGTAGAAGCCGAGGTTCTTGAACATGTGGGCTTCGTCGACGAACAACTGGTCGACGCCCAGCGATTCGAACTCGATGGCCTTGTCCTTGGCTTCCATCAGGGCCCGCTTCAGCAGTTGCGCCTGGAGGTTGGCAAGCTGAGTCTCCAGGCGTTTGACCGTGGGTCCCTTCTTTTCGTTGTCGGCTTTGATGTCCTGCAGGCGGTCGAGTTCGGCCAGGATCTCAGCCGTCTCCTTCTCGACGAACCGCTGGAAGGTGGCGTCCGAAATGGGCAGCGCTTCAAAGCTCTTGTGGCTGAGAATGATCGCATCGTAGTTGCCCGCAGCGATCTTCCCGGCGGTCTCCTGGCGCAGGCCGGTGCCGAACGTTTCCGGATCGGCGACCAGGATGTTCGCGTTCGGGTAGAGCTTCAGGAAGTCCTGGCCCCACTGCTCCACCAGATGGTTCGGGACCACATACATGGGCTTATCGATGAGGCCCATGCGCTTCATCTCCATGCCGGCGGCGATCATGGTGAAGGTCTTGCCCGCGCCTACGACGTGGGCGAGGAGAGCGTTCCCCGCCCTGATGATTCGCCAGACCCCGTTCTTCTGGTGCTTGTCGAGGTCCTCGCCGCGCAGCATGCTCCGCGCCATGCCGGGGAACTTCAGATGCTCCCCGTTGGGTTCCCACAAGCGCACGCCGTTGTACTCTTCGTTGTACGTATCGAGCAGGCGCTTCTTGCGCGCCTCATCCGCCCAGAGCCACTGTTCGAAAGCTTCGACCAAGCGTTCCTGCGCGTCCTCGGCCTTCGCCGTGGCCTCCATATTGAGCCGGGGCTTCTCGTCCGGATGGGTCTTCTTGAAATAGACCTTGGGCTTCTTGGTGTTCAAGGACATCTCGAACAGTTCGGCGGCGGTGAAGTTCGGGTTGTAGTCCTGGTTGCGGGTCGATCGCGTCAGTTTGCTGGGAGCGATGATCGTCCACTGAGCGGCGGCATGGCTGTAGTCAGCCCGCGCCTTGCTCCCCTTCAGATCCCATCCGGTCAGGCCAAAGATGATTTCATCCATGAACCCCTTGATGTCCTTGCCGGGGATCCAGGAAGCGCCGGGCTTGACGTTGATCTCGTCCTTGGTCAGCGGAGTGGGCTGAACTTTTCTGAGAGCTTCCACGTTCCGGCCGTAGCGGTTGGGTTCGCTCTTGGCGGCGCTCTCGGCCTCCTTCAGTTTCTTGACGACTTCGCCGGACAGGTACTCGTCGGAGACTTCCCAATCGCCGCTCGGGTTCTCGAAGACCTGGTCGCCCAGTTCCTCAAGCAGGGTCTCCCGGTCTTTATTGGTGACGGACTCGAGACGTTTCCAGTCGAGGAAGCCGCGCTCGGCGAGGACGACACCCAGCGCGTCCTGCGCGTTGCTCACTCTTTCCGGCGGGTGATAGATCGGGATGGTGCGCTTGGTGAAAACGTCGCGCTTCTTCGACTTTCCGGTGTCGGAGTCGTAGTCTTCGATCGAACGGATCGTCGGGTACTCGGGATCCTCGGAGAATACCCGGGCATTGTTAGGACTCGACACCGGGCCGTATGCCTTGACGAAGGCATCGTAGAGCTTGTTCAGCTCCTTGCGCGCCGCGGCGAGTTCCTCGTCGGTCTTATCCAGGAGCTGCGAACGGTAGACCGCCTTGAGCGCATCGCGGATGCCCATCATGCCGCGGATACGCTTCTCGGCTTCCGGCTTGACGTTCGCCGGAACGATGCCTTCCGCCGTGCGCCGGACGAGGACCCCGTTCTCGTCTACGCCGAATCCGCCGGGCTTGATCTTGGCGGTCTCCTCTGTGAGCGCGACCGGATCGAACGTCTTGCCGCCATCCGCCGAGGTGTTCATCACGCCCTCGGGCAGTTTGGCGATCGCCTTGGCGAGGTCGTTCTCGTCGAACTCCCCTTCGAGCGTGAGTTCGTTCGGGCGGTACATCGACCCGCTCGTTGTCATCTTCCCGAGCATCATGTCGGGATTGGCAACGAAGTACTCGTTGATCTTGAATTCGTCCTCGCCCTCGCGGGTCTCGGCGCCCGTGGCCTTCACCCACTTCACGTCGGACGGCGACTCGTCCGAGCGGCGGCGGCGGAGGAAGATGATGTCGGTGGTGACCTGCGTCCCGGCGTTGCCGGCGAAAGCGCCCTTCCGGCCGCCGGGGAGTCTGATGGCTCCGATCAGATCGGCCTTCTCGGCGAGTGCGGCGCGCACCGTCGAATCGATCTGATCCATCGTGTAGCGCGAGGTGACGAACGCCACGATGCCGCCGGGCTTGACCTGCTCGAGCGCCTTGGCGAAGAAGTAATTGTGGATCGCCTTGGTCAGCGATGGCTTGCCGCGGAAGGCCGGATCCGACACGCCGTACTTGCCGAATGGAACGTTCCCGAGGATGTAGTGGAAGTAGTTGTTCGGGAAGCCTGCCTTCTGATAGCCAAGGTTCTGGATCTTCGAATCCGGGTAGAGCTTCTTGGCAATGCCGGCGGTGATGTTATCGAGTTCGACGCCGTTGCGCCAGGCGGGCAGCAACGATTCCGGCTGCGAACCAAAGAAGATGCCGGTGCCCGCCGAGGGTTCAAGCATCCGCATCCCGGCCTTGACGCCCAACCGCTGGAGGCCCGCCCAGATTTGCCGCGCCACGGGCAGCGACGTGTAGTGCGCGTTCGTGGAAGATGCGCTGGCCGCCCGGTATTCCTCGTCGGTGAGCAGCCGTCGCAGGCGGTCGCGCCGCTGCTCCATGAGTCTGTCGCCAGACCAAGCGAACGCTACCTGCGAGAGGCCGCCCCATCCCACGTACCGCGCGAGGACCCGCTGTTCCTCGGGCGTGGGCAGGCGGTCTTCCTTCTCAAGCTTCTTGAGGAGTTCGATTGCGGCGAGGTTGGCTTCGAACCGCTCGGCGGGACCGCCGAGATCGGCGAGGGTTTCGTCGGTGAGCCTGAAGTCGCGGCCGGATTCGGCCTTGTCTACTTTTCGTTTGCCCCCAGGAACTGTTCCTCCACCGGGAGGAACGCGAACTGTTCCCTCACCTGTTGCATCGCCTGTACCCAGTCCAGGCCCGGGTTCTGTTTTATCAGGAGATGGGCCGCGTCCAGGGTCTGTTCCTGGGCCTCGATCGCCTCCTGCTCCAGCCTCCCCTCCTTCTTCAGCCTTGCCGTCTTCTTCGGGAGATACTTCTTCCAGTGAATCAGTATGTCCTGTCCGAGTGGTCCGAGATCCTTTGCTTCTTCCACCGCCACCTCCACCTCCACCGGAACGCATCTTGCCAACGGTGATCTTTACATCGCCTTCGGCGGGACGTTCTTCTTCAGTTGTAGCAGCCGCCGCGTGCTGGGTGGCGAGCCACTCCTTGAAACCCTCGAGCGTGTTCTCGATGCCGAGGTCTTCGGCGATGGACCGATACCCAACCGTATTGGTGGTCGCCGTGCCGTTCTCCAGCGCGTCGATCATGCTGGCGATGAGTTCATCCAGCCCCATGTCCTTGTTGAGCTGCGCTTCTTCGGGGGAGATGGTCAGCTTCGGCTTCTCTTCCGGTGACTTCGGCTCCTCGCCCGGCTCTTCCTCAGTTCGCTTTTGTTCGGGTTCGTTCGGTTCAGTTCGCTTTTGTTCGCCTTCCTCGGGCGACTTCGGCTCCTCCCCGGGTTCCTCTTCCTTGGGTTCAGGTTTGGGTTCCTTCTCCTTCTGGTACTCCTCCTCGGTTGGAGGCTTGCCGGCCTTCTCGTCTTCGATCTGCTTCCTGGCCCGCTCGATCGCCGCTGGCTTATGGAAGTCGCGATCGCGCTCCATGTCGATGACTTTGTCGCGCAACTGCTGGCCCTCGCGAGTGTCCTCGCGGAAGGCCGGGTCTTTCTGAGCCTCGGCGATCTTCTCGGAAAGGTCGTAGTAGGCATCCGCGTCCGGTTCGCCGATCCTTACATCGAGGACTTCTTCTTCCTCCTGCTCGGGCGAGGTCGGTTCGGGGCCGGGCTTCTCCTCTTTCGATTCCTGCGGTGCCGGTTCGCCGCGCTTCAGGGCTTCCCGCTTGCTCCATAGGTCCTTGATCTTCTGCGCCTCCGCTTCGTTGCCCGGCGTGTAGGAAGGAGCATCCCGAATGGCCTTGATCTGATTGTCGAGGTCATCGATCGCCGCTTGATTCGGGTGTGCCGCTGGCTCGGGAGTGTACCAGCCTTCAGCCTCCCGCTTCTTTACGATTTCTCTAGCCTCCTCCTCAGACATCCCCTCGTTGCCGGGATAGCTCAGTACCGCTCGAACACGATCTTCCGTCGTCCAACCTAGATTCCGCGAAGGCTGTGCCGCTGGAGCAGGGGGAGGTCCTTCCTGCTCCAATGCTGACGGCTCTGGTCCTGGCTGTTCCTGTTCTCCCTCCTTTCGTTCTTGAGTTGGCGGTGTCGGTGCCGGGGCGGGAGCTTTTGGTTGATCGGGCGGAAGCGGTGTCTGTTGCTCGGGTGACTCCGGTTCCTCGCCAATCTGCTCCTCCTCCTCGGTCGGGGGTGGTTGCTGCTCCTGCTGCGTTGGCGGTTGAGGTTGCTGCGTTGGCGGTGCCTGCTGCTCTTCGGCCGCCTTTCTCCGCACCTCATCGTGCATCTCTTGCAGATGAGCATTGGCCGCTTCACTGACGGCGGCGACTTGTTCCCGCAACTCACGCCGCGCAACGTCGTTCTCGGGCGTAGGAGGGAGTTCCCTCAACTGTCTATGAAAGTCGTTGTAGGCGTCTAAAGCATCTTGCCCCTGTAGCGGAGGTGCCTGCTCCTCCTGAGTCGGCGGTGCCTGCTGCTCCTGAGTTGGTGGCGCGGGTGCCGTTGGTGGCGCGGGCGGTGCAGGCGGAGCTGGAGTCGGCGGAATCCCCGCCGGCGGAGCTTCGCCTTCGCTCTCGCCCACGATCTTGTCTATATCGACGGGCGGAAGAACCGTGTCCTCGTTGAACTCCTCTTCGCCTTCCGGCGCCGGGAAGATCCCGGCGATCTCTTCCTCCTCGGCCTTCTTGGCCTGGTTCACATAAACGACACCGCCACCCTTGAGCGGCTTGGGAAGGAAGTGGCCCTCGGAGACGAAGCGCTGCAGGAGTCCGGCCGCCTCGTCGCGCGTGATGCCGTACTTCCGCACGAGTGCGCCGAGGCCGAGCTCCGTATAGTTTCCGGCGTACTTGAGCGCGTCCGCGTAGAGGTCCTCGCCCTGCAGTTTGAGCGACGGGTCCGGCGCGGTGGTGTCGACGATCGTCGGCGCGGAGGGCGGCGCTCCACCGGGAGGCGCTCCCCCTGGAGGTGGCCCGCCCTCGAGGGACGATGGCTCCGGTCCCGGCTGCTCCGCCATCTGTGGTCCCACCGGAGGGTAGCGGGACTGCGTCGGCAGCGAAGGGATGATGCCATACGAACCAGGAGCCTTCTGCCCCGGCTCCGCTGCCGGGAACATGTCAATGGCGTTGTTCCAGTTCAGCTCCTTTGACTCGGGTTCGTGATGGCTCGGATCACGCATGCTGCCGATCTGGAGACCAGCTCCCACGGGACCGCCCATGATGCCGCCCATGATGTTTTCGGGCGCGTCCTTGAGGATCGGGTCATCGAGCGTCCAGTTCTTGACCGCGCCCTGCCCGAACTCCTGGAGCGGTTCGGAGATCTGCGAGATCCCGAATTTGAGCTTCTTGTTCCGGAGCCGCTCGTTGAACAGCCCAATGCGGTTCAGCCCGTAGGTGACGGGGAAGTCCTTGGGCAGGTTCTTCATGAAGAGGTAGTGAGCCTCGTCCGGACTCAGCTTCTTCACGTTGATGGCGTCGTCGTAGACCTCCGCCGAGTTCGCCAGCGTTTCCGCCGCAGACATGAGCGCGGTGGCCCGCGCGCCGCTGATGGCAAGACCCGCCTTGCTCAGGAACGCCACCTCGGGCGCCATGAACGCCACCATCGACCCGCCCGCCTGCCCGGCGTGCTTGGTCATGTAATACGGATTGAGCAGTTGGCCAGGATCATCCCAGAAGCTCTTGTCACCGACCATCCGCGCTTCTTCCGGAGTCTGCTCCGGAATGTAGCTCCCCACCTTCTCGGAGACATTCTCGAGCGCCTCGCCGGCTTCGCGCAGACCAATGAACTTCGGGCGGTGCCCGCCGGGTGTGGTCCCGAGTTCCTTCAGACCTGCGCCGAGACCCGCCATGGTTCCGGTCGCGCCGCGCAGGCCCCACTGGTAGAGGTTCGTGGCCGGATCCGGCATGTCGATCCGCTGATCCTCTTCGCCGGGAACCTGCTGCAGTCCGGCCATGCCACGCAGGCGGGCCCCCGCGCCGGGCATCCCGCCCCATGCGGTGTAGTCGACGGGCGGCAGAGCCTTCTCGACGGGCGGCGGCGCGCCGATCTTCTCGGTGCCGGGGATCGGAACCTCGCGCTGATAGAACGGCGTGACAGGTTGCTGCGTGGGATCCCGGTACTGGTTGTACTTGGGCTGATCCGCCGGACGGGGAGCAGCGCCCACCGCGCCCTGCATCACGCGGTCCATTTCCAGACCCGCGCCCAGCTCGGTCATGGCGGGCGGTTTGTTGAGATGCCCGATTATCTCCAGGTCGCTGTAGCCGTCGCCTCGCGCGCCGGCGAGGTCGAATCCGTTGGTCTTGGCTAAGTGATCGGCGATCTCTGCGTCGGTGTATCCATCAGCACGCGCACCATTGAGATCAAACGGCGCTTTGGCGGGCTTGGGCCATGTTGCCATCGTGTTTGTTCATTCTAACGGCTGCCCGAACCCCATCCCTCGAGACTCCTGGTGTGCTTGGCCTTCTGCGGTGTCTGAGTGGTCTGCGTTGTCTGCGTGGCCGCAGGGGTCGCCGCCGGGGCCGCAGTCTGACGAGTCTGCCCGCCGCTGGTCGCAGCGGATGGTGCCTTACCCTCGGCCTGAGCCTTCAGTCCCTGCGTCAGCGCGGTGTATCTGGCGATGTCGATGTCGCCAATGGCGTACTTGCGGTCATAGACACCCTGCAGATTGTTGAGCAGGACCTGCTTGCGGGACTCCGCCTGCGGATCGGGGGGAACGTAGGATTCGGCCCAGTCCTTATATGCCTGACTGCTCGTGTCGAAGGTGCCGTCTTTATTCGGCTTCGGCTTGAGCTTGTCCCGCTTGGACTGTTCCGCGCCCCACGAATTGAGCTGATCGTGGAGGCCCGGCTGGTTCGGCTTGCCGTACTCCAGATCGTGGATGTCCTTGCGCTCTTTCCGCTTGAACTCTTCCTGCTTGGCGGCTTCCTTCTGGTCCCAGTGATCGTTGCTGCTTGCGCGCTCGTAATGTGGACTCGGCAACTGGCCGTTGGCAATCATGTAGCGGTGCTCCATGCTGCCTTCCTTGATGATGCCCGCCTCGACCATCCGCTGGGCCTGCTGGGCGTACGCGCCAAACTTCTCTTCCTCGGTCTGGCTGCCAGTGCGGCGAGTGGCGGTCGGGGGCAGAGCCGAATTCGGATACCACTCCTTCTTCTCCGGATTCCAGACGTGGCCACCAGGTCCCATCATGTCTGCTGGTGGCTTGCGCTTGTCTTCGGCAAGATCCGCGGCCCGCGCTTCGCGCTCGGCGATCATGGCGTCGTTCAGCCGGCGCTGCTCTTTCTCGCGGCGCGCCGCCATCTCGTCCTGCTGGGACTGGCGCTTCATCTGGTACTTGGTCGTCATCGAGGACAGTTCTGAATCGAGCGACTTGGCCTGCGTCTCCCAACTGTCCAGCGCGGCTTCGTACTTCGGACGGCGCATCAGAGTCTTCTGATCGATCAGGTCTACGTGAGTCCGGCGCCCGGCATTCACCAAACTGCCAGCGGCATTCGCCGCGACCATCATCGCCTTCTGCCACGCGGGGAGATCGTACTGCTTATCGTGGAGGAGCGGTTTTTCCGCCCGTTGCGCATCGCGCTTGGCGGCAGCAGTGTTCCAGTCGGTGATGAACGGATCCGGTGCCGAAATCCAATCGTCCTCTTTCAACGAACCCGGAAGTTTCGGTACGGCCGGACCTGGCGGCAGCGCGGGCAATGGATCGGATCCGGCGAATGGTCCGGCTTCGGCCATCGATTCGGCAGTGGGTCTGGGACCCGGGAAAACAGCTCTGGGAACGGCTGGGTTGAACCCTGCCGGTTGCTGGCGCGCGGCAATATTCTTCAACGAGAAAGGGTTGTTCTCATCCTCATCCTCCCAATAGGAGGGTTGCCGGCGCATATCGAAAGCCATATTAGTAGGTAGCGGGTCCGCGTCCTCGTCCCATCGGTCGGCGTTGTTGCATCATCTGCTGGCGCATCATCCGCTCACGCCCCATGCCCCCGTCCATCGGCATGATGCTGCTTGCGGGCGCGGGGGGCGGAGGAGCTGGTAGATCGGCGGCCTGTTGCTGTTGATCGCTGGCTCCGCGAGCTGCGTCGATCGCCGTCATCTGCTTGCCGTAGGCGTCCGGTTCGGTCCCGGCATCGCCCGCGCCGAGGTAAGCTTGCTGGCCGCCCGCGCGCCCGGCCATCGCCGATCGCCGATCCGCCATGGTCTTTTCCATCTGCCCGGCGAAGTCGCCCGCCGATCCGCCGGCATCAACGGGAGCTACCCCGTACGAGGCTACGCCCGTGGGCGGCGGCGGTCCCATCGGTTGGCTGCGGCGAAACATATCGGCTATCTTTTGCTGTCCAGCCGCCTTGCTGGCCGTATAGTCGTAATCCTGCGCGGGCTGATCGCCGTAGTACGCCTTGCCCATTTGCTGGGCAACGGCTCGGCCTTCCCTCTCCCAAGGATTTCCGGCAGCGCCGGGAGGAGCGGCTTGCAAGGAACTGCCCTGCGCTGGCGGCGGTGCCGCCGGGGGCTGGGCTGGTGCGGGCGGAGCAAAACGGTTGGCTTGAGCAGCCGCAGACCACTGCGGAGCCGCTCCCGGTGCCGGGGGCGCTCCACCAGGAGGAGGAGAAGGAGCCGGCGGAGCGCCACCCATCGGAGGAGGAGCACCAAGCGGAGGGCGCACGGGTCCACCTCCACCTACACCTTGCCACCATCGACCGCCGCCACCGGGAGGGCCCCCGCCCTGTTGTCCCATCGCGCGGCCCATCGGTCGCGGGTGCGCCTGCCCCATCGGGGGCGCACCCATCGGTTGCTGCGCGGCCATCGGCGGCTTCGGAGCAGCCGGGGTTATCGCGCCGTATTGGCGCTGCGCGCCTTGGGCTGCCGGGGCGGCTCCGCCCGCGGGCTGCATATCGTTTTCCCAGTAACTTGGCATAGTTCCCTTTCTCTACCCGCCGCCCCAGTTCCCATAAGGATCTGTATAACCGCCCGCCGCCGGCTTCGTCGCCATCTTTCCGACATTCTGAGCCATGCCGATCAATGGAACTGCAGCGCCGACCGCTCCCATCCCCATGCTGATCGCCTTTTCCCAACCCTTCGGTCGCGCGTCCTGCTGCGCCTGCTGCTGCGTGGCGTTCTGCTGCTGGCCGCCCTGGATCTGCCAAGCGTTCATCTGACGGTCGAGTTCCTGACCCTTCTCGGCTGCAGCCGCCCGCGCCGCCTCATTCACATAGCCGCGTCCCTCGGCGGCATCCGCACGCTGGGCATCCGCCACGGTCTGAGCGCCGCGCGTCTTCGCTTGCTGCACACCCATGCCTTGGCCGTACTTCACGGCTTGGTTGGACTGTTGGATGCCCTGACGGTTGAGGGCGTTCCGTTCACGCCGCGCCGCTTGGTCGCGCTCGATACCTGTCGCCATCTCGGTCCCTAGAGACGTGCCGTACTGGCGCTGTTGCTGGGCGCGCTGCGCGGCGGCTTCTTCGACGCCGAGGCCCGCCCGGCCGAGTTCGCTGGCCACGCCCATACCCGCTTTCCCAAGTTCGCTGGCCACCTGGAGCCGTGCGCCCTGTTTGGATTTCTCGGCGGCGAGGCGCTGGTCCTCCAGACCGAAACGGTTCTGGAATTCAAACCCGCCCGCTTCCATCGCCGCGCGTCCCATGCGGTCGGAGGCAGACTCTTCGCCGCGGAGCCGGAAATCTTCGGCGGTGCCGGCCCGTCCGGCGCGTGCCGCGCCAGCGGCGATCTTGGCTTTGAGCATGGCATCGCCACGGTCGACGGCGGAGCCTCGCTCGAGTCTGTCGCGCATCGCGCCCACGCCGAGAGCACTGGCACCGGCGGCTCTCGCGCGGCGTGCGGAATCATCAGCCGCCGCGCGATAGCTTTCCCCAACGACGTTACCCGCGCCAGTCAGAGTCTGTTGATATTCTTCCGGCGACATCCGGATGGTGTCGAGCGCGCCGGCATCGGCACGCAGGAGTGCCGGGTCCACCGCGGCGCGGCGGTCGGCTCCGGTCTGTCCGATCGTGGCCTGCTGTTGCGCGGTGTAAGCCTCGCCGATCGACTGGCCCGCCTGGTCGCCGAGCGCCTCGTTCATGCTCTTCGAGTAGGGATCGAGCGCGCCTTGCAGATCACTCCGGTAACCGCCCATCGAGCCGCGCACCCGATCACTGTCGCTGGCGGTTTGCGCCTCCATCGCATCCTTGTCGAAGTAGACCGCCCGGTCCCACGGACTCCCCTCGATGTCGTTGCGCTCCTGCTGCGTGAACTGGTTGGAGGCGAGTTGATCGTCGGTGGCCGCGAGGCCATCGTAGTTGCCCTGGATATCGGCAGCCTGCTGGGGCGTATAGCCGCCTTGGCCGGCGATCATCGGGTCGTAGAATTCCCCTTGGTAATCCTGCGCCCATTTCTCGCGGTTCTGGGCGTTCGTGGCGCGCTGCTCGGCCTCTATGTTGAAACGATCCCCGCGCCGCTTGGCAAGATCATAGTTCTCCTGGGTCATCTTCTCGGACTTGCTTGCCATGGGCTATTCCTCGTTAAACATTACCACTGCAATTTGTCATCGGAGCCGGGGAACCGTGCCACCGGGAAGCAGACCGAAAACTGAGAGCAGCCAGAGAACCAGGAAGAGAATGACAACGATGTTGAGGATTGTCTTAATCGGCGCGGCCATTGGGACGTACGTATTCACCAGATAGAGGATCACGCCGACAACGACGATCAGGACCAGCACTTGAATTATTGGCATACGGTTCCTTTCTTACGGGGCGGCCGCATCGGTTCGGCCGCCCTGCCTCGCTGGCCTGTGCATACGGAGATTAGGAAAACACCAGCGAGTTGCACCAAGTGTACTCCCCTATACGGAGAATCCGGCGCTCTTGAGCTCGGCGGTGCGCTGCTGTTTCGCAGCGGTCTCGCCGTCTTTGTCGCAGTCGAAGGCCCACCAGCCGCACGAGAAGATCTCATAGAGGTCGGCGCCGTTCCAAACGATCAACCAGTATTGAAGCTGAGTGACGACGCCTCCGGTTGGCTTCGGGGCCATCACGTCAAAGAGAAGCGTGGGATACCACGCCCGTGCCTGCTCGAGCACCTTGTTGGCCGTCTCCGCCGTGGGAAAGTCCACCGGGTTCAACGGATAAACGGGATTCTCAAAGCCGTAGCCTGGACTCACGCTCCACGGGCGTTCGTACGTGGAGGCTCCGACTTCCTGCCGGTTGTTCGTGTAGTAGAGCTTCTTGGTGAACGGGCTGTACAAGTAACCCGGCATGGCGCGAACGAAGACCTTCGACAGATCAATTGTCTTCGGAGCGGCAGGCGGCACGGGGACCGGTGTCGGCGGCATAGGTGTTGGCATGGTTCCTTCTTTCTTTGGTCTAGCGACCGTTTGCGGACTTTCTCGGCGAGATGGCCTGAGCCGTGGGCGGCGGCGGCGTCATCTCTTCATCGTTCTCGAGCGCGTTGCGGAAACTCTTGAGGAGCGGTCTGATGAAGCGGTCATCGCCGGGACGATAGTTCTTCCACTCGGTGAGGAGCGCCACGGCGCGCCTGATCTCGGCGGCGGTGAGGTCTGCGTCGAGGACCGGCGCTTGCGCGATCCGGTCGAGGTGCAGGTACGCGCCGCCCTGCGGAATGGGCGTCTCGTAGAGTGCTAGTTCGCTTTGCGGCAATTCGATCTTGTACAGCAATTCGGTCGCGATCATGCGCTTCTCATCTTCTAAGCCGCCTGAGTCCTGACCGATCAGCGCGAGCAGGTAGAGCCGCGCCCGCATCGGAATTTCAATGTGCATAAGTTCTCCTAAGTTACTTGCCAAATGATGCCGCCCTTGAAGTACATGTAGTTCTTCGGCTGGCCGTTGAGTTGAAACCCTTGCGGGAAATAGAGAGTATAGTCCTGCCCATAATACCCGTTGCTGATCTGATACGAAGCCGCCACGCAGTTACCGCTCGCGATCATGTGACCACTCGTATTGATGCCGCCATAGCCGACAAACTGGCGCGAGTTGTTGATCACGTCGCTTCCGCCGATCTGGTACACGCCGTTGCCGCCGCCGCCCGAACCGGCGTTGAACCCGCCATAGGTTTGAATCGAGTTCCTCGCCTGCTGGCCGGTGCAGTTGAACCCACCGGAAGGTCCGGAGGTCGTGATCACGCCATAAGCGGTGACATCACCTTGCCCGTTCACCACGAAATTCCCGTTACTGTTGTTGAACGTGTAACTGTAGCCGCTGTTGGTCGCGGTCCAGGAAGGCTGCGTTGTCGAAGTGATTCCGCTGAAGGTGCCGGTGGCGATCGTCTGCCATCCGGAAGAAATGTAGATCTTCGCCACGCCCACGCTGGTGTCGTAGAACAGACACCCGAATTGCAGAGAATCCCCGCCCGTGAAGGCTATGCCCTGTCCGTAGTTCTGGCCGATCTGCATGTACACCGCCGAACGGTGCGAACGCGCGTACGAGCCGCCGCTCCCGGCATTCACCGCGTCGAAGCCGGCATAGGGCGAATAGAACTGGTTGGCCTGCACGGAGCCGCCCGTAACGAGACGAATCGACGCCGGGCTGGTATGGCCGTAGATCAGGAACGGGGCATTGCCCCCGCTGTAATCAACCCATTGCTGCGAACCATCGCTGCCAGTGCGGAAGCCCCACTGGCGCCAAGGCGAGTTCATCAGGTACTGCCACTCGCCGTCTCCGACATTGGAATAAAATCTCACGGCGCTGATGACGCCGCTTGAACTGACCGAGCCCCAGGTGGTGCCCGTGGCTGTGATGTTCGGCACGGTGAGCGTGTCTGAAGAGTCGTTGTAGAAGAAGGCAGCCTCGGCTCCGAAATAGCCGCTGTTGTTGTACTGCACCATCGAGTGCGTTCCGGCCGCGAGGGCGCTGGTCACCAGTGGACCGTAGGGTTGCCCGCCCGTCGAGATATACAGCACGCCGTTGGTATTGGCGTAGAGCCGCACTTGGCCGCCCGTCGAGCGATCCGGTTCCGATCTTTGCAGGAAGAGCAGCGATTCGTTGGCGGCAATCCACCGCGCCGTCACGCCGCCGCTCTGGGCATTCACCGCCAGGGCGCTGGCGCTATCGGTAAAGAATCCGCCCTGCGATTGGACCCAGCCGCCGGTGACCGTGAGTCCAGGTTGACCGGCATACGTGTTCAGGTACATCTGAAATGCCGTCTTATGCCAATAGAAGTTGGGATGCCCGCCGAAACTGCCGGCATCGTTGTATTGGATGGCTCCGTCTGAACTGGCGGGAAGCGTCCCGGTCCCAAAGGGCCCCCACGCGGCTCCATTCGACGAGATGTACATCTGTCCGCCCGAACTCGCGTAGAGCCGCACCTGAGGAGGGCTGGCAGTGGACAATGCGGGAGGCGCACCCAATCCCGTGAAGACCAGCGACTCGCTGGCCCCTAGCCACTTACCGAGAACCGCGCCTTCCGGAGCCTGGATAGCGTTCCCGGTATTGAACGTCAGGAACCCGCCCTCGCTCTGAATCCAGCCGCCCGAGGTGCTGATCGCCGGGGCCGTCGGCGCGCAAGTGATGTAGAGTCGATTCACTCCCTCGTCCCAGAAGAAATTGGCGTCCCCGCCGAACTGCCCGCCGCGGTTGTACTGGACGCTGCCTTCCGGAGCGCCGGGAGGCGTGTTCCCGAATGGCCCATAGGGAGCGGTGTTGGTCGAGATGTACAACTGCCCGCTCGTGGCCGCGTAGATCCGCGCCTGGCCCATTCCTGACACCGGAGGCTGTGCGCGCCCGATAAAGATCAGCGAATCGGTGGCGATCAGCCACTGGCCCGTGACGCCGCCGTACGGCGCCTGGATAGCGTTGGTCAGTGTACTCGAAGCCGCGAAGCCGAGCGCGAAGCAGCTCACGTCGACGAGGTCAGTGTTCTGAGTCGCCTGGTTGTACTGGCCCGTGCGGAAGTTGAAGATCTTGTTCGGGTCGTCGTAGTTGATGACGCCGTTATCCAAGAACGTGTCGTTAATCGTGGGAACCGGAGCGGCGTTACTCCCCCACGTTATGTAGTTCTTGATCGTCGCCGACAGAGCGTACACACCGCCGTTGGAAGCCTGGATGGCGTTGTAGGTGACGGCGGTCGCGGGCATCGCCACGAAACCTTGGTCCGATTGAATGTACCCGCCGGTCACATTGATGCCGGGCAGCGCCGCGGTGCCGTATATCGTGAGCCGCTTGGCGCTCTCGGTGTAGATGAAATCGGCGCTGCCTCCGAACGCGCCCGCGCGGTTGAACTGCACCGAATCCACGGGATCGGCTGGTTTGACCGTGGCTCCGCCGCCGCCCACGGCGAGGTCGGTCCAGACCCGCACGCCCGTGTCGACACTGACCGACTGCTGCCACTTGCCGAGCAGGTCGTCCCAGCGCAACAAGGCCCAATCCGCGTTGAACATGTTCGCTTCGACTTCCCAGTAGGTGTAGGCGCTCAGAGCCAGGAGGCTCGTGCCGCAGAGCTTGCCAGTCACCATCGAGTCGCCGAACGGCTGCGTCAGCACGCTGCCGGTGGTGATGTTACCGCCCTCGGTCACAACCTCGGGAGGCCCGGGTCCGGTTTCAGAGACGTTCAACAGGGGCCCCCGCGCGCCCTGTGCGCGGTACATGTTGAGCGACATGTGAATGTTGCCCCACGGATCGGAGTCCTGCGCGTAGAAGCGGAGCGATGAGCCTTCGCCGATCCCTTCGCGCGTGATTCCGTGACGGCTCGAGTAACTCGCCACTGCCTCGGTGGTGAAGTGAATGGCGCACTTGGTGTCGGTGTTTGGGTCGCGCTTGAACTCGAAGACGTTCGGGCCGCCGAGGCAGACGTTCTTGACGACGCGATTCATATCCGCCGGCGTGAACGGACGGTACGTGGGATCCTCAAAGATCGCCGGGGCCGGCGTAGCTGGATTGAAGTGAACGGTGTTCTCGGTGACGAGGTTGTCGCGCGCCACCTGATTGGATCCGGTGAGCAGCCCGCCGATCATGATCGGGTTCTGGCCGGGCGCATTCGGCGCGATGATCAGGTTGTTTTGCGCCTGGCACTTGCGCGCGGCGTAGAGGCCGATCGCGGTGCCGCCCAAGTTGTCGAAGAAGTTGCCAGAGATGGTGACGCCGAGACCGCCTTCCTTATCGGCGGTGTTTCCGAGCACGATGCCTTGCGACCAGTTCTGGCCAGAGCCGCCGGGACCGAATCCGGAACCAATCGAGTCCTCGGTGTACTCCGGTTCGCCGGGGCGCGAGACGCGGATCGAGTTGCCGTTGATCGTGCCGTAGGCGAAGCCGTCTCCGTTGATCGCGCCGCCGTTCACATTGAGGAAGGAGTTGTTGGCGTAGTTGACGAGCTTGACGACGCCTGAGGTATCGAGGCCGGTGGCGTTGAGATTCGGCAGCCACCGGGGAATGCCGGGCGAAGTGTCGTCGCTGCAGATGTAGCCGATCCGGCGGAACGAGTTGCCGATCGCGCTGCCCCCGATCACGTTGCCGAACAGGATCCCGTCGAGGCCGCAGTCGAGGAACGAGTTGTAGTCGACATGGATCTGCTGATGGAACGAGTCAAAGCCGTAGCCGTGCTGCCACACGCAGTTGCCCGTGTTCCGCTCGAAGCGGTTGTTCGACACGTTGAGGTCGGACACCTTGGTCGACGATCCTCCCGTCGCCTGGTTCTGGCCAAGTATGCCGCCCGTCCAGGATCCGTAGATCGAGGCACTGCCGGCGAGGAGGTCTGGGAAGTGCCGCTCCCAGTCGATCTTGACGCCCTGCACCCGCCGCCGCAGGTCCATCATGTCGGCAGCCGCCGTGCCGAACGTGTGCGGGCGGTTGTTCCGCAGCATGCCGTGATGGATCTTGACGCGCTTCACATTGAGGAGGCGCGCGTCGAGGAGGATCGAGTAGCCGCCCGTGTGTTCAATGTGAACGCCGTCCCACTCCAGGTCCTCGCCCCCGTGGACCCAGAAGCTCGAGTTCAACGTGAGCGTGGGATGCATTGGATCACTCGCGAACTCGGAATAGAGCAGGCCCGCCGAGGCGGTGACCTTCCCGTCGACGAGGAAATTACGGAAGACCATGCTCCTGGCGTTGTTGAGATTGAACAGTGCCTTGCCAGCGGGCAGCGCCGCGCCGCGCGTGATCTTCGAACTGCGTCCCTGCCCGAGCCAGGAGATCGGCACGTCCGAATCGAGTTCGATCGGAGTGTTCAGTTTGTAGCTCTCGCCCACCGTGCCTACGCCGGGGATGTCGATACTTCCCCCGCCTTTTGAAACGACACTGTCATAGGCTTCCTGGAACGCCTCGCTGCAATCGGAAACGCCGTCCGAGACCGCGCCAAAGTCCTTCACCGAAACACGCTCGCCGTGCTTCACCCATGTATCGCGAATGATGGAGTCCGGATAGATGATAGCCATTAGGGGTCGTAGGAGATCTGCCCGGTCTGCTCGGCCGGGGGAGGCGGTTCGCCGGGACCTTCGATGATCGTCGTGCTGCTCGGCTTGATGTTGTTGACGAAGCCAGCGGTCCTCGACAGATTGCCGTCGAGCCGGTCCAGCGCTTCGGCCACGAGCTGGAAAGTGCCGTGCGTGCGGATGCTATTCACGTCGGGTCTGATCGACGTGACTATCAACTTATCAACGGCAGCCATTCCTGGATAGTATCAGCGGGAAGTCAGCCAAGGCACATAAAACACGGTGAAATCGGCGAGGTCCATCCGTTCGCCCAGCGCGTTGGTCTTGAACTCCACCGTGACATCGTGCGACTCGACATCGCAGCCCATCTCGATCGCATCGCGCGGAAGCTCCTGGAGCATGTGGGTCGCGAGGTCCTCGTAGAGGCCCCGGCCCGCGATGTAGACGCGCGTGCGGAGCATGCCGACTCCCTTAATCTTGGCCTCGACGGTCTGGACCTTCATGTCGATCGAGCTGGCTTCCTTGCGCCGCTTGAACACTTCGCCCGATTCCCAGATCGAAGTGATCGGCACGCCGTTATCCGCAAAGGCGGTCGAGTCCTCGATCAGGATCGGGGTAGCGGCATTGGGTCCATGCCAGAGCCGAGAGCGCTGGGAGGTCGTCTCGCGCACCATGCAGGCCGAACCCGCCGCCAGCGTGTCGATCGAGAAGTCGACCTGCGTGGGTCCTCGCCCGCGTGCGTAGGACCACGTAAGGCGGTGCGAATTCTGGGTGGCCCCGTCCATCGGCGCATAGACCATCACGCGCTGGCCGATCGGATCGTCGACGATCCAGAGCGTTGTCTGCGCGAGGCCCCAGTTGATCCTGCGCCACTCCGGTTCGTTCATGTCCGACACCGGAATCGCGTCGTACCCGCCGTGGAATTCCCACAGACCGTACTCGTTGGCGACCCACGCCATATCCCCGGTCGTATTGACGCACACGCCGTGGATCGCGCTGGTTCCCTGACCCAGCGAAACCGCGTACGGCGCTGCCCACAAGACGGGCACGTCCTCGTTGTCGACCGCCGCGTAGGTCCACTTGGGCCCGAAAAAATAGTTCACGCCGCGGATCTGGCAGGCGGTCACCACATAACGTTCGCCGGGAAGTTGCAGGACGTGCTGGTCCTCGGTCACGCGCTCAAAGTCATCCTGGTCGGAGATGTAGACCTTGTTCTGCACGAAGTACGCCACGCGGCGGCCGAGCTGCGCCAGGTTGAACGGCGAGAACGGCCCGGTGCCATCGATGTTCTGCGTCATGTACCCGAACAGGTCGGTCAGTTCGGTGGCGGTCGCCTCGAGCACTTCGTCGGTGATCGAGATCTGGAACTGCACCGGGTAGAGCACGCCGGGCATGACGGCAAGCTCGAGACCCGGCACGATGAAGAACTTCTCCAGGTTCTCGATGGTCGTCATGATCGGGGAGATGAACATGGCGTCGTCCGGCCAGACCGCCGAGACCTGCATCTGCACGGTCGTATCGCCCGCCGCGGTGAACGAGGGCGGCGTGAAGATGGCGGCGGTATAAGGAGAGGGCTTGAGTTGCGCGCCGCTCCGCGAAGTGACGATGTAGCCCCACTTGTGCAGGCCCGCCGTCACCAGCCCGCCGAACGGTTCGGTGAAGGTGGGAACCTCCGACATCGGACCCATGAACGCATTGGAAATGTTGTCGTAGCCCGCGCCGGCGAACGGAAAGAGGATCCGCGTTTCGCTGGCCCCGGTGAACGCGCTCGTGTAGGTCGACACGTAGAGGCGGTCAGCCGCTTCGACGACGGTTGCCCCGTAGGCGCCGGGGATCGCCTCCGCCGTCGACTCGTTGTGGAAGTAGAGGTCCCGGTAGCGGATCTGGCCATTCTCGAAGGTGATCAGGAAGTTCTGCGGCGCGCCCGCGCCCGTGACGGATGTCGAGTAGGCGAACCACTGGTACATCATCGTCATCTTCCCGGTGGCCATCAGCCCGGCGAGGAACCCGTCCCGGCCGATAATCCGGCCCCCGTCGAACCGGACATTGATGGCGTTCGATGCCCGGTTGGTCAGGTAGGTGTTTTGGGTGCGGGACCCGTTCGGCTCCGTGCGGGCCCTCGTCCAGGACCCGCGGAGATCTCCAATCGCGCGTTGTTTGAGCTCGGAAAGACTCAAGCGCGTTATCCCTCGAAGACGTAGTGAACCGCGTAGTCGACCGAGGTGCCGCCCGTGGCGGGTGCGCCAGTCTTGACGAGCTGGAGGCCGGTGCCTTTGGGAAGAGCGATCCAGTAGGCCGGCGCGAGCACATGGGTGCCGAACGCTTCGGTGTGAATCACCGTGTCGCCCATCTGCGCCGCAACGACGGTGATGAGCGGCGTGGGAGTAGGCAACTCGGTGGTTTGCAGGCGCATGTCGGTCAGGCCCGCGAACGTCCCGTTCATATGGAACATGAATCCGGTGATCTGGACGAGGCGGTTGTTGGGGGCCAGGATGACGAGGCCGGTGTTCAGATCGGCCAGAAGAAGTGTGCCCTGCGCGACTTGCGGCGTGCGGGACTTGTAGAGGGGAGTGCCGGGAATTTTCTCAGTAGTAAAGGACATGGGGTTTCCATTTTCTCCAGTATCGAAAAAGACTAAGGACCAAAGATGGGATAGTGCCCACGCGGGCGTCTCCGGTTGGAGCCGACTGCGTAGGCGGCGGGCTGAACGCGCCTCTCCTGCTGCTCGCGCAAGTGAGGCTGGATGAGCGCCTGCATGTGGTTCGGGAACACGTAGACCTCGTCGCGCAACGTCTTCGGGATTCTTTCGAGACCCTTGGTGGGACCGGCGATGGCCGCGGCGAGCTTGCCGACACAAGTGAGGCAGTTGTCGATGCCGAGCGTGCCGGTGGTCGGATTCTCGCCCGAGTGCAGGAAGGTAATGCGCAACTCCACGTCGCGCGTTGGCGGAGGAAACGTGAACTCGCCCGAGCGGTACGTGTAGTAAATGATGCGGTCGGTCGGTGTCCACGGCAGCGGTAGAGACTCGGTGTAATGCACCGGGAAGAAAGTGGTGTTGATCTGGCCCGCCGGGCGCTCCTCGAGACGGAGCAGCGAACCAAAGTTGGTGATCCCCGCCGCCTGCGGCGTCAGTTTCATGGTGCCCATCGTCACCACGTAGAGCGTCTGCAGCTCGACCGCCGCGTCCTGGCACTTGTGCATCTCGTCGATGATTTCGCGCCAGGCCAGTCCCACTGCCATCTGCAGGTCCGGCATGGTAAACCGGCGCTTCTGGCGGTCTCCGAGGTGAAACGCCGCCTCTTCGATCGCCTGTTCAACAGTGGGAATGGCCATCGCGTTGTCTCCTGGCTAGCTCGGCTTCGGCACACTGGGAGCTGACTTCGGTAGAAGACCCTGCGCCGTTCGAATCTGATTGTACTTGGTGAGGTCGACAATCTCACGGCACTGGCCGCAGATCGCCGCGGTCATGGCCATCGGCGTATCGCAGTACGGGCAGCGCACCTTGCCGGCGGAAGCTTTCGAGTCGAAATCCTGCCACGGCTCGCCCTGGATGTTCAGGAGTTTCCCCATAAACAAATGGAGCTTGGTGATGTTGCGCCACTCGTTCTGCGCCGCGAACAAGCGCGCCTCGCGCACCTTCGACGAGGCGAACATGATCTGCTTCTCGCTGTACTCGAGGATCTCGGCGGAACTGCGAACCTCCTCGACCGTCGGGTTTTCGGTCGGGTGCAGCCAGATGCCGGGCAGCCCGCCGTCTTCGGGCGAGTTCTTCGAGTCGCGCCAGTGGCGCACCAGATCGAGCGCCGTCTCGATCGCCGGAATGGTGATGGTCTGGTTGGTGCCCTTCCCCATGTACACCAGATTGTCGAAATCGGGCACGCGCAGCAGGAAGGGAATATCGAAGCACCCCGGCTGAAGCACGAAGCAATTCGAGTCGGTGGCGGTCTTGGGCATATGCAGGGGCCTGTACGTACTCTCCTGCATCGGCCAGATGGAAACGATGGTCTTACTCAACTGGTTGCTCCTGGTGATTTTCTCGGTACTCTTTGCTGGGCAGCGACACGTAGTCCTTGGCGCCGGGCAAGTGATCGAACGCGAAAAACGAATCGTGGATCTCGTCCTGGACGGGACCGCTCTCGATGCGCTTCTTCTCGGCGAGATTGACGAGAAGCTCCTGCTCGTGATCCTCGAGAGTCATGCCCAGATGAATCCGGAGGTGGAAGATCAGCGTCTCGGTCGACTTATGGCACGGCTCCTCGCCGTCCGGCATCGGGCTGCCGACCATGTGGTACTCACCGCGGGCCGGGAACGGCCAAGCCTCGCCAAATATGGCGAGCCATTCGCCGCGCCGCATGTAGGTCCACTTAGAGAGGGCCCACCTGTCCTTGCCCACAATATCTGCGACCGTGAAGCGCTGATAGCGGGTCTCGACCGCCCACAGTTGGTCGCCCGTCGCGCTGACGATCAGCCGCGGAGTGTCGAGGTCCTGCTTCTCGAAGCCGGACAGGTCCTGCGTCAGACTCCACTTATAATTCGCCTCGCCGAAATCGTTCCGGCCGAACTCGGCGGCGAGTCTCGAGTTCAGCTCGGCAAGTAGCTTTTGTTCCATGAAAGTGGATAGTTTTCGGGGCCGGACTGGCCTGTCCAGCCCCGATCGCGACCTGGCTAATAGGTCGGTTGCGCGAGGTTATAAATCACCCCGGCGTTCCCAAAATTTTGACACAAATAGTCCCTCAGCACGTAGAGAGCGAACCACGCCGTCGCGGCGGGTGACCCGTCTAAAGCGTACAAAGGAAACAACTTATTGCCATTCATCTCGAACCAGCCCACGGGATCGATCTCGGCGATCGACCAGTCCTGCGGAGTGATATAGTCGATGCGATTCGTGGCCTGATGCGGGTCGACTGTCGCCGGAATTCCGGCAAACATAAATTTCATATCGACTTTCGGCATCAAATCGGCGTTGACCTTGCCGTTGGACAAATCGTAGTTAGAAATGTCCCACACGTTCTGCCGGATGTTGGCCTGCTGCTTCTGATTGACGAGGGCCATCATCCCCGCCGGCGTGCCCTGATCGATCTTGCGGCGCTCGATGATCTGATGGGCGATTTGCATGCCCATTTGGACTGTCGGAACGGAGTTGCCGCCGTCGCGAACATTCACCAAAATCTCGGGTTCGTTGGCCCGGTTGACGCCGTGAGTGGTCCCGCTCGTCGCAGTATTGTTGTGATACAACAAACCCTTCAGGCCACTTGGGGTCGCGCCGCTCGTGCCTTCGAACACGATCTTGTCGGTGTTGGCCGCGCCCGCAATCGTCACCGCGAAGGTGAGCGCGCGGGTCTGGTAGTTGATCGACAGGAGCTTGAAGGGACCGCCCGCTTTCGGTGCCGCGAGCGCCGAGTCGTACACGTTGTACCACTCACCGCGCCGGAATCCCTGGACGCCGTTGGTGGTGTCCATGACGTACACGGTTTTCGAGGCAACCGTGGAAAACGAGATGGCGGTGCCGAGGACGGCGGTGCCGTCACCCATATGCCATGCGCGGTCCAAAAAGTCAGCGAAGTCCGGAATCATCGTTTTCAGGAGCTTCTTGAAACCCTGCAAACGAGACTGCTCGGCGGCCGCGGTGGCGCGGCTGGCGAGCTGCGTGATCTGGCCTCTGAAGCTGAACGGGAAGTAAGTGGTGATCATGACGCCACCTTCTTGCGCGGAACCTAACCCGAGGCCGCCGCCGTCGGGATTATACGTTCCGACCCTTCCGCCATTCGTTGTTAAGTAAGTTGCGCGGAAGTCTCTCTCGGAAACCTTCTCCACGTCAGCCTTACTGTTAATGAGATTGACGATCGTATCGAACCTGCCAAACCAATCGGGCAGTTTCGGGGCGACCTTTTCCATTTGGGCGAACACTAAATCTGTAGCCACGATTTCTCTCCCTGAGTTGAGTCAGAATCAAGGCCACGCGAAATGTAGGGCGTCAGTTAGTTGAAAGCGGATTCTAACTCAGCCGCCCAGGAGCGGGAGTCGAACTTACCGTTACCCGGTGATGGCGCCGCTGTCCCGTTGGGAGCAATGCCCCCGGCGGGCGTTCCGCGTAGCTGCTGCGTGCTTGCCAACCGTCGGTGGGTCGAATCGCTTTTTGCCTTTACGGCGGTAGCGGACTCACTTAGAATAGCCGGGGCCTTCTCACGAAGCACCTGATCGGCTTTGACGGTGTACATCTGTGTGATGCGAGCGCGCCATCCATCCCGAACCTGTTCAGTTCCGGCAATCGAGGCTTGCTTGTAGTACTTCTCTCGTTCCGCAGCAAATCGCTTGTCGGAAACGAAAGCGTCGATCAATTCCTGACGCAGGCGTAATTCAACGTTCTTCTGCGTCTCGGGAAAATTCTTGAGGGAAGCGAGAACCGGCTTGAGGATCGTGGAGATGGACGCCTGCAGGCCGCTCTCGATCGAGGCTTTGGTGCCGGTGGCCCAAGCGTCCCACTCCTGCTGAGCTCGGTTCTGCTCGTACGCTTCGATGTCGCGGGCCTTGGTGTCGAGCGCCGCTTGGCGCTCGGCCAGCGGGTCGACCTTCACCTTCTGCATCTGGGCCAGTTCGGCCTTCTTGCGGAAGTTGCCCGTCAGCGCCTGCTCGGCGCGCTGGACAGAAGAGAGGAGCGCCCGCCCTTCATCGGTTTCGATCCCGGCGTTGACCGCCTTCTGATAAAGCCTGTTGAAAGTCTCCTGCGTGATCCGGCGCTCGAGTCCGTCGATCACGTCCGGCGCGGCCTGCGAGGCGGCATAGAGCAGCGCATCGGCCATCGTCGCGTGCGGATTGTGCCCGGCGTGTCCCTGATCGTGAGCTTTCTTGGCGGTCGCGAATAAGTAACGGAACGCCCGGGCCTGCTCGGCCGGATCGTTCGACATCACGTCGAAGTCGATCGAGTCGAGGAGCTGTTTGTCCGAGGCCAGCGTCCGGATGGTTTCCGGCGTCACCGGACCCGGCAGGCCCAGTTCCTTCGATAAGGTCTTGGCGGCTTGGTAGCCCGCGTACACTTCCTTGCCGCGCGCCTCCGGATACCGGATCCACTTCTTGCCGCGGACCTCGTACTCTTCGCCTTCGCGGTCCTCGTCGGAAACCGGAGGAGCGGCCTCTACCGCGGGTTCGGCTTTGGCGGCAGGAACCGCGTCCTCTTCGGCGGGAGTAGGCGCTTCGGGTTCAAAATCTTCAGGCGACGGCGGCTGGACGGTCGAGTCCTGCGGATTCGCAGCCGGCGCGGTTTCGGTGGTGGTGGACTCGGGAGCGCTGGTTTCGACAGGCGTCGATTCACTGCCGGCATCGGCGAATAACGAGTCGATCTCGGCGCTGATACTCGCTGCGGCGGGCGCGGGCGCTGGGGCGGGCGCGGCGGCAACGGCTCCGGTGTCTTCCATTGCAGATATTTATAACACGAGATTATTGCGGAGGGGCAGCGCCTTCTTCGGGCGGAGGCGCTTGCATCGCCATCATGGCGGCCTGCGCGGCCATGTCCTGCGCCATGCCGTGGAGCTTCACATTCTGGAAAAATACCGCCGGGTCCTGCTCGGCCTGCTGGCCCGCCGGACTCATGCACCACTCGCGGATCATGGTGGCGATGGTCGCGTGATCCTGGTCTAAGAATGGATCGGGCGGGATCGAAGTGGTCTCGGGCATCGGCTGCATGGTTGCCGGGTCGATCATGGGCGCGCCGGTATTCGGATCGATCGGCGGCGGGATCGGCGGCATGGCGAGTAACTGCTGGATGCGGTTCATCACCATGGTGAAAACGAATTCGCCCGGGGCGTAAAAGTCGTCGACCCCAAAGTAGGTTTTCGTCTGCGCCGCGTTGATCGGATGGCCCAATCCAATCGACTGGGCCAATTGCGGCGCTTCCTGCGCGAGGCCGGACAACTTCGTGACTTTCTCGTTGAACGATTGCGGCGCCGTGTCGGCGGCTTCGATATGCCAACCCACTTCTTCGAGTTGCTCCATGTCGACCGACTCGCCGACTTCGCCGAACCCGGTGGATGGCACGGACACTTCGCCTACGCCGTGCCGCGCGCCGAGCCGCACGCCATCCTCTAATATGTCGCTGATGAATCCCTGCATCGACTCAAACGGTAACTGCAGTCCCTGCAACGCCCCGGCTTTTTGCTGCTGATCCTGGCGCCAGGTCGGAGCGGGATCGCCGCCGCCGAACAGGGCCGGCTGAATGTTGTCGGCTTCGCGCGTGTAGTTGCGCATCATCTCCGCGACGGGCATCAGTCCGCTGTGGAGCACGGCGGTGGGAATGGTCACGAACGCCTTCGACAGGTCGACGCCGCCCGTCCTGGTGAACAGCAGTTCGCCCACGCTGCCGGATTTCTTGACCGTCTCGGGGTTCAGGATCTGCGAGTCGACAATGTGTTTGGGGATGCCGCGCATCACCGTCTCATCGGCGCAATTCCAGAAATTGTTGATCGAGTCCTGCTGGCCCATGATGTTGTGGCAGAGGCCCGGCCCGTTGATATACGCATTGGTGCCCGTTTTGCAGACACTCCAGTGCTCGGTCATTTTCGCGGGCATCGCCGCCACCGGGCGACCGCCCATGCGGTGAATGACGCAGCCGTCCTCGAAAATCTTCTCGCAGGCGCGGCGCATATCGCGCGGCATGCCGTCGTACGCCTTGGGATTGAGCCACCTTCGCCCGTACGACACCGTTTCCTGCACGCGATCGATGGTGCGGTCGTTCGGATTCTGAATTTCTTCGAGAATGCGGGCGGCTTCGGCCACGTTCTCGTCCGAGTCCCAGTCCGAGATCGCCGTCATGTCCTTCTTGGCCGCATTCAGCCGCTGCATGACGAGCTTCGCTTTTTGCTTACTCAGCGGGAACGAGTAGTCGAGCCACTCGCAGTCGTCGTCGATCCATTTGCATTCATATGGCGTCATCACCTGGACGCAGGAGAGCAGCTCAAGCTCAGGCATCCCTTTGGCGTACATTTCCTCGCCCTGCTGGATGGTCTGCTGGATCGGGGGTCCTGGAATCATCGGGGAAGTGGCGGGATCGAGCGGCGCGCCGCAGTTGATGCACTGCGGGCTGCCTTCGGGAGACTTCGCGCCGCAGGTCACGCACATGAGTTCGCCGGGGCCGGCGACTTCTTCCATGCCGTACACGGGTTCGGTGTGATAGCCGTGTTTGCGCCCGTCGATGACATGCTCCACGAACCCGTAGCAGGGTCCGGTGTTCCACATGACCTCGGCAATTTCATTCGGCGCCCGGCGCTGCAGTTTCCAATATCTGAGCAGATGCCGCGCCATGGTGTTCGCCTTCGAGGCGACCTCGGTCTGCGAACTGTTCTGCGAGTCGTCCGGCACGGCTTTCTGATTCAGCCGGCGCTGGCCCACGAGGCTGTTGAACTTCTGCCCATCGGAGAAGATGATGTTGTAAACGTTCGAAAAAACCCTTTGCGTTTCCTCTTTAAAATCCATCGGCACCCAATCGAAACTCCCCATGTGCGAGTCCCACGCGAGGTGGCCGTACTGTTTTCCTTCCCAATAGAACAGGGCGCGCTTGGCTCTCAGCAGTTGCGCGGTGCGCGCGGCCGAGAGCGGGCGGTCGAGGTCTTCTAAGATCCACTTGCCGAGCTGGCCTGAGTAACTCTTGACGAAGTCAGCGGGCGTGATGACTGTTTTCGAATCGGTATCGGCGATCACTTATCTCTCTCCCAAGCGTTGCGGGCGCGCATGGATGGCTCGGTACGCGGATCGGCGGCTTTGATGTCGTCCTGGAGCTTGGCTTTGAGCAGCCCGCCGTGCGGCACGTATCCGCCCTCGGGCAGCCACTTGCCGGCGGGCCCATGTCCGGCATAGATGCTCTCGTCGGACTGCGTGGGATGGTTAGGCTTCTTCCAGCGGTCGGAACCGTGCTCGCCCTTGGTCTGATCGGATTGCTGGCCAGCGAGCCAAGCGCCGCGTTCGTCGTAATCTTCTCCGGAATCGCGCGGCGAGTACTTCTCTTTGTGCTTCTGGAATTTCAACTCCTCGTCGAACGAGAGCGGCGTGTTGAACTTGGTCGCTGGCGATCCGTAGCGTGTAATGGGCCGTCCGTTGTAGTCTGCCATCTAGTCGCTCCCTGCGTTCATGGCGTCCATCTCGCGGTAGAAGTCCTCGAAAGCCTTGCCCTTCAGGCGCGCCATCAGCGTCGAGGCGTTGACGGTGTCGCCCTCGATCGCGCCGCCCTGCGGGTGGAACTGCGGGGGCATGCCGCCGATATCCTCGAACTGCTTCTTCCCCCAGGAATATTGGGAGAATATGTTGATCACGAGCTTGTAGGCGGCGTCCTTCTCCCGGTTCAAGTCGATCCGTTCGGTCTCTAACGCTTCGAGTCTTGCACGCATGGCGAGTATTTCGCCCTGGAACCGCGCCGCCTCGAGCGCCTTCTCGTTGGCGGTGTCGAACGCCTGGCGCACGCCGGGTATCCACATGAGGAACGAGGACCAGAGGCCGGGGCGCATGGCGGTCAGTACGCTTCTTCCTCTTCCAGCTCTTCGGGTTCTTCCTCGAGGTCAGCCATATCCTCTTCGCCCTCGCCTTCGGGAAGCTCGGAGCCGCCCTCGCCGCCCATCACTTCGAAACTGTCGCAGTGTCCCTGCGGCTCGGCATCGAACTTGTGCTTCTTGCACATGAAGGCGTTCTCGTCGAAGTATTCGCAGGTCTCGCAGCGCTCGGCCGCCGAGGTGTAGTTGACCGACTCGTGAGTGACCGAGGTTCCGCCCGTTTTCGGGACCGGGCCGGCGGCGGTAGAGCGCCCGATCGGGGCGGCTTCTTCTTCGAGCGAAGCGGGGGCCGCGCCCAATTCTTCCATGGAAGGACTCATTTGTTGATCTGACCTTTCCTCAGTAGCATAGCGTCACGCCATAAAATACAGGACTCGCTGGCATTGTTTTGCTTATCGTATCTTCTCTGGGCCTGCTGGGCGATCATGATCTTCATGTTGTAGTCCTGGTCCTGCACGTTGGCCGCGGCGATCCGGTCGATCTCCTCGCCGATATAGATCTCGCGCGGCACTTTCGACTCGTGATCGCGGAACCCCATACAGCCGTAGCGGAACGAATCGGCCGGATCGTCGCCGATCGTCGTCTCGGTCGAATCGAACTTCTTCACGTCTTCCGGGTTGTTGGGGTAATCCGAGATCAGTTTCGGAATCGTTTCAATGAGGATGGCGCACTTGTCATGGATCCGGACCCGGGGCAGCACTTCATCGTGCTGGACGTTGAACATGTCCATGTACTTCTGGTAGGCCACGATCCCCTTGGTTCGCATGATCATCTCGGCGAACTGCTCGTCGGGTTGAGCCTTGCGCCTGAGCGGCTGATAGCGGAACAGGCCCCGGATGAATTCCCACCCGGCCTCGCGCGCGGAGTTGGCGCGCGTGAACCAGATCGAAGACCCGTCGAGGTCGGATTGCGCGAGGCGCTCTTCCCGCATCCGCATCGCGCCCGGCGGATCCTGCTTCGAGATGGCCAGCTCCTGCGGCGTGAACTCCATAATCACTGAACTGCCCGGGCCGAGGATCCGTTGCACGCCGTACGCGATCTGATCACTGATCATGTGATCTTTGTCGCGAACTTGAAACGCATCGGGCGAGAGATAGCAGCGGAGGCGCGGCTCCTTCATGCGCTCGAGCATGGCGAGAGAGCGCCGGGCGATCTCCGCGCCAAGCTCATCGGCGCCGAGGCCCGCCATCACCAGCTCGTCTTCGACGTGAATGCGTTTGTCCGGCGCGAGTGCGTACCAATAGACCGCCGTGTGATGCTTGTGGCCCCAATCGCAACTCATCCAGCGATGGCACCAGGCCGGGATCGTGTACGAGGGGATCACATGGTACGCCTCGGGAAATTCCTTCATTTCCTGCGACAACAGCCGCGGGCGGAAATTGGGATAGAACATGCCGGCGCTTATGTCCCAGTCGCCGTCGATCCACGCGCGCCGGCGGGACTCCGGATGCGAGGGATCGTTGAGGCGATCGGCGTAATGCGGGTCCTGCGCGAGCAATTGCGGATTGTCCTTCAAGGGTCCGTGCAGGTAGATCTTCACGCGCCGCGAGTGCGGATCGAAGATGGGCGTCCCGTAAGGAAACAGTTCGCCGTTGGCGTGGCGGCGCACTTTGACGAACCTTGCTTTGAGCCAGTGCGCGCCGGGACCATCGGGATTCGCGGTCAGGAGGATCTGCGGCCGCAGGCCCGGCACTGACGTGCGATTCGAGCTCAGAATGGCGGCATAGAGCGCTTCCGATTTGATCTGCTCGGCCTCTTCTATAACGATGCGGTGATACTCGTGCCCCCTGTATTGCTCGAATGAGGCATCGTCCTTCAAATAACCCGTATAAATCATCGCCCCCGTGGGGAACATGAAACTGGTTGGATTCCCCTTCTTCACCGCGCCCATCAACCTGTAAACCGACCAGGCCTTTTCAATGGTCTCTTTCATCGCTTCGTTACTTAAGCGAAGGAGCGTGCCCACGTATTTCGGTTCGTGGACATAGAGCGCGGCCCACGCGATCCCGGCGCTGGTCTTGCCCCCGCCGCGAGGGCCCCCGGCGAGGATCTCATCGCAAATGAATTTTTTGTTGGGCGGCAGCGGCGCGTGGGTGACCGGGTCGAGGAAGACGACGCCCTCCGGATTACTCCAGTAAAAGATCATCTCCTGCATGCCGGGATTGGCTTCCCAGACGAGCTGCCCGTTGTGGATGAATTTGGTGCGGTTGTAGGAGCCGATCGTGAGCGCGGCCTGTTCGGAGGTGAGCTGGATTTCCGGCTGAGGTTGGGAGGGTTTGTTGGGACGTGCCACTTACAAGGGAGTATAAGACCAACGACGCGGCATGGGTCGTCCGAACACCATGCCGCGCCTCGCGTGTTGGCCCGGCCCTACAAGGAACCTAAGCGGCCGGAATCGTTACGCCGCGGCTTCTTCGTCTGCTTCGGGCGGCGGCGGGAGCGGATACTTCGCCATCCAGTCGTCGATGAGGACGGCGGTCTGGAGCGCCGAGATATAAGCAGCCTCGCGCACCTGGAGCAGGAAGGTGTGCAATTCCTCGATGGTCGGCGGCGGCAGGACTTCGCGTTCTTCAACGAGGACGGTTTCTTCGATAGTTTCGTCAGGCATTATTCAACTCCAAACTTAAACGGAGGAATCGAGGCGGCGGCGGCAGCACCGGAGGGCGGATGCTTGCCGTAGGTGATGTCGAGCATCATGCTTGAATCGCCGCCGGTCAGCGTGCCGCCTACCATGACGAGCGTCATCGGCAGATCGGGCTGGAGCGCGATGCCGGGGAGCGCGGTAAACGCCGCCGTCGAACTCGCCGAACCCAACATGAATCCGCACGAGAGGTCTTCGGACACCACCACGTCGCCGATCTTCATCTGGAGAGCGGCCAAGCCGCCCGCGTCGACATACGGGAGCGTGCCGAACGTGAAGGTGACCGCGCACCCGCGGAATTCGAGCGCGGAGCCGGCGGGGAACAGCGGCACTACTTCCTTGGGCACCGTCGAGAGCGTGAGGATCGAGGCCGAACTGATCGAATTGTTCATGACCGTATCGGGCGGCGGCTCGGGCGGACCCGGCTCGGGCCAGCCATCGGGATAGTAGTGCAGGGCGAAGGCATCGATGATTTCGACGACACGCCGCGCGCTCAAGGGCGCGATCCTCCGGATGGCCGTCAGCAAAACGGTCAACTGTTCGGCAGTGGGCGGTTCGATGACGAGGGGAGTCACTTCAACGGGAGTGACTACCGGGGGATTCAGGTATTCTTCCTGGACGGGGGCGTCTTGGACTGGTGTGTCGTAGGGCATGCTGGCTCCTTCGAAGAAATACTAACACCCCCGAGAAGCGCTCTGACTTCGGCGAGATCTTCCAGGTAGAGAGCCGACACATGCGGGCCGATCGAGTTGCAGACCGAATGGAACCGCGCGTTGAGCACGAAGAGCGCGTTGCGCAACCGCTCCACCTGATCGCGCTCCTTGCCGATCGCCTTCTGGAGCTCAATGTTGGCGCGCACCGCCATCCGTTCGCTGTGCTTCATCTCGTCGTAGCGGTCGCGCCACTCGGCGATCTGCATGTCGGCCCCGTTGGTTTTCATAGGAACTTCGCCTTTCCGCAGGGCCCGCACCAGCGCATCTGGCCGCACGGTGAGCCGCACTCGCGGCACTGGTTCTGCGCGACGATCGGCTCGTCGTACTCCTTGGACTCGGCGGTGACGATGCGGTCGACCCGGCGCTGGGCGTCCTCAAACGAGTTGGCCTTCATCCAGTGGCGGAAGATTTCGACTGGCGGGCAGCGGTAGCACCAGCCCACGCCGTCGAGGTGCGCGATCTGGAAGCCGCGGTAGGTAACGTCCACGGTCTTGACATGCAGACGGTCCAGATCGGCGGCGGCATTGGCCCGGGCCAGCGCCGCCTCGTAGCGTTTTTCCCGCTGTTCGCGCGCCGCGCACGAAAGGCAGAAGCAGAACCCGTCCTCGATGAAGCGGTGGCGGTTCCGGCCGCAGTTGGGGCATTTCTCGTAGGCCATCGGCGCGCCGGCGACCGCCGCCGGCACGATCTCCTCGGGCTTGATGCCGATCGCCTGGAGGAACAACTTATCGTTGGCGGTCATCAGTTTTGCCGGGCGGCTTTGGCCCGGCGCACCATCAGATAGGTCGCCAGCATGGCGGTGAGTTTGTCGCCCACGTCAGTGGACACCTTGTGATAGGGCACTTTGGCGGGCGAGTCGGGGAACTTGGCGATCAATCGGTCGGTGCGGATCACGGTCTCGCGCAGCATGCCGAGCATCTGCTCCAGCTCGTCGAGGTCATCGCCGTACTCGTCCAGGAGCGGAACGAGCATGGCGTCGATCTGGGCGATCGAATTGGCCAGCATGCCCACGGCGAGGACCGCCTCGTCTCCGGTGAGGACCAGAGTCAGGTCCGGCCCACCCTTTAATTCCTCGACGATGAGTCTTACCTGAGCCACCTTCACCCCTTTTCCCGTTCACCTTCGTTGTTTGAACGGGACGAGCGGCGCGGACGGCATTGGCGATGGTGGCACACGCCGCTCGATGTCGAGGTGAAGCGACAACTCACGATAACACGCCCTTGCCGCTTTGCGCAAAGCCGGGTAAGATCGGAAACGTGGCGGACACTATCAAGCTCGAGATCCACGAGGCGCATTGCCCCGGCTGCCGGATCCGGCCAACGCAGGGCGTGGACCCGCTCGGCGTCATGCGGAAGCCGTTCGGCTTCTGCGTACGGTGTCAGAAAGACGAGCAGTATTGCGAGTGCGACGAACCCCTCCTGGAGCAGGAGAACAAATGACGACGGTTGTACAGATGGACGCGCGCCAGAGTCTGATGCTGATCATCTGCCGGATCACGCTGGCGATGTTTGATTCAGGAGGTAGCATGACCAAGCAAGAGAGAGACCGGGACGCCAAGCGCGCCGAGCGCGCGCGCCAGGTGATCGAGGAAACCTTCGGCGGGACCGAGATCACGCAGATCTCGATGGACGACATCAACCGCCTCTCGGACGAAGACCTGGAAGCGCTGTATTCGCGCCTCCCCAAACGGGGGCCCTGGCTCACCGGAGGAGCCACCTCCAAATGAACTGGCTGAAACGGCTCGGCTGCAAGGTTTTCGGCCATTTCCCGGCGTTTGCCTCGACCTCGCGGGAGAACAACTTCTGCATGAACTGCAAAGTGCCCATGATGTGGAACCCCGGCACGGAAGTGTGGGACGTAACGGGACCGCCGCCGCCGGACTCCCCCAAACGATGATTACCGACCTGAAATGCCCGAGCTGCGAGGCGCGGGAAGTGACGCTGATCCCCGGCACTGGGGAATTCTCCTGCGCCGCCTGCCACGTTTCCGGCCGGGCCAGCTCCCAGCAACCCTTTCTCGTCATTTCCGTGCGGTCGAACGCCGGACTCTACAAAAAACTCAAAGGAACCAAACGCCCATGGACTTCGGCACCATCAAAATCACCACCATCCACGAGCCACCTCCCCTCGGGGAGGGCGAGTGGACCGTCGAGCTTTCCGCCGCGCCGGTGAAACTGAACCTGGAGCAGACCCGCGCGCTGGCCAATTTCCTGCGGGTCGTCGCCAACGATCCCGGCGCCATGCACCGCCCGGTCTCCGATCCGACCTTCTGCGAGACGGACAAGCTATGAGCTTCGGCGGCGATCCGGATTTCACCTTTCCGCCGCAGCCCGGCGAATGGAAGTGCTGCTACCACCCGTCGATCGACCAGGAAACGGGCATCTGCAACGACTGCGGGAAACGCGCCGCCATCATGATCCACCTGGAGAAGAGAGAACCCGTGAACGGACAGATCACCTTTGCGATCGAGGAATTCGAGACCGCCTGCGATGCGGCGATCGCCGCGATCGGGGGCGGCCACGCGACCACGATCCTCAACCAGCGCCGGGAGCGCAACCGGATCATCGTCGAGCGGAACTCGATGGAGAAGGCGCTCTACAAGATGCCCTTCTGCCACACTTGCATGAACGCTACCGAACTGTGCGTGTGCGCCAAAGACTGATGGACATCTTCTTCGCCGCCGTAGGATTCTTCATCCTCGTGAACGTCTTCGCCTTCGCCCACTTCAACTGGGAAAAGCTTCGACGAACAGTTCCAGCCCTCTGGAAGTGGCCCGGGCGCCGTAAGGTTTCAACCCCGCCTCCAGAATCACCTGCATCACCGGACCCGTCAGCCCGTCCCTCATCGGAACCCTGACCACAACCGAGGTTGTTCCTTCGTCAACCTCGGTTGCCCACGGCAGGCGCGACCCATCGAGCGCCGCCTTCAGCTCCTTCAGCTTTTCGAGTACCGTCATAGCCAGCTATCCCCTTGTTTCACAGACGTTCCACGCTTTTCTGCTGATGTTTCACGAGACGTTCCACGCCCCGGCGTTCCACGTCTTCGAGCTGGTCGCCCTCGGCCACCCCCATCAACGTCATCACCTCGTCGAAATCCTCGCGGACCTCCCACGGTTCCTCGCCCGAAGCCCCCGTCGTCTCGATATAACACCCCGGATCCCCGCCCTCGGGACCCTCCTGCACCACGGAGATCTCTTTCAAGTTGAACGCCAGCCGCGCCCCCGTCACCGCCCGCAGCCGGACCCACGCCACCGTCACCATCTTCTTTTCCCCTCCCCCCTGGACCCGGTACTCCACCTCGAGCCGCGGCACCCGCACCGTGGCCAGCGCCTCCTCAAATACCGCTTCCTCCTCGGCCGCCTTGACGCTCCGCGCCAGCCCGATCAACTTCATCAGACTCAACCCCTTCGGCGGCCTCACCGTCTCCCACCGGCACACCGAAATCACACTCACCCCCAACCAGTTCGCCATCTCCCTCTGCGTCCACTTCAACTTCTTCCGCAACCCCAAAATCGCCGCCTGCGAAGGCGTAACTCCCGTAACGGGCGTAACCGCGTCCCGGTCATCCGCCACTTCCTGCTCCTCAATCTCCTCATACGTCCGGCCCGCCGCAAACACCTCGAAAGGATCCCCCGTCATCGCCCCATCCTCCCCAGGATGTGCGCCGCTACCTCCCGGCTCTCGACCTCCCCCAGATACTCCCCCGGCCCCAAACGCAGAAACTTCCGCACCGCCTCTATCCTCGCCTCCGAGAAATCCCCGCCTACGTATGCCGCCGTGCAAACACAACACGTTGGCTTCTGCGCCACGTAAGCAAACAGGTCCTTCGCCAGGTCCGTCCCGCAAATTCTGCATTGATCCACTGCAACTTCACCTCATCGGTGAGTGTAGGAGGTTTTGCGCAAAGCCGCAAGAGGCAGCCCCAGAAACACGAACGCCCCCAGCAATCTGATTACCGAGGGCACCCGTGTGTTAAAGACTCTGACGGCCAGCCCGAGCGTATCATAAAGATCGCTTTGCGCACAAGTCAATTCGTAGTTGCGCTCGATCCCCTTTCAGGCGCATGATAGTCCCGTTATCGACCATGACCGTTGCAGATGTCCCAAACCAGACGCGCCAGACCGGCTCTGCGCTTTCTGGAACAAGCTCTGCGCCGTATACGGCCACGCCGATCCGCTCCCCGTGGCGCTCGGCGATAACACCTCAAAGCGGGACGGCTCCGATCGTCGACCTGGCGGCCTCTGCAATACCAAACATGTGGGTGAATGACCCATGGGACCCCCAGTTCGGGCTGCTACAGCACGAAGAAACGCCTCAAAACGACTATCTTCAAGAGTTCAACGAAGTTAAGAGAACTCCGAAACTGTAGCCTCAGAGCTGCTCCCCAGCTCTCCAACTCGGCCCGCCGCGAAACCATAGGAGCGTAGTCCCGTGCGGGGGATCATAGGGGGCTACAAAACCTACAAAACCTCCACCACCCTCAAAAAGGGGACCCACCACAAAACCCCCCACGGGGTAACTAGAACTACTCGCACCCATCCGTACCTAACTCAGGCCGGGCGGTGCGCCCCGGCCGCAAATCCTCTCCCAAAATGGGAAGTACCCCCCTCCCCATCGAAGATCCCATCCCACTCCCCTGCCAGCGCCCTCGCGTAAATGTCCCTCACCTCCTCCACCTTCAACAACGCCACCGTGTCGATCCGCCAGACAAGCTCCTCCGCGATCGCCAGCCGCTCTTCCCTACTCTTCATAACTCCCACACTCCTCCTACATCCCTCCTACACTCCCCGCAGTGTCCAGGGTCGGCCCCATACCACCTACACCGCGGACTCGAGAATCTGTACTTCACTTATCCGGCGATACACCCTTTACGCCGGCCCGCGCGGGACCCGCGATTCGCGGGGCATGGGTGCCGGCCCGGCTCGAGGCCCGGCCACGTCGCAGCCCACATCAAGAAGGAAGCCCGCAGCACGAGGAGCGAGCCCTCACGAGGGCCCTCACAATGAACCTGGTGCCCACACCATCACTCACTCCTCATCAGGAAGACCCGACAATGTACCTTCGCGGGTACTCGCACCCTCGCACTCTTCTATAGAAGGAAGCTCTACGTCCACCATCGCAAGGGGAATTGCCTCGGACTCTGCTGCGGTAGGCGTTGCCTTGCGCCTTGCGTCCATGATCCGGTGTCTCGCGGTGTCCGGCGCATCCCCCGGCAGCATCTGCAATCCAGATGAGAGCACCACAACGAGTGGACCCCGGCCACCTTCTGCCGATCCGAAGGCACCCTTGCCGTTCTGCGCCAGCCATTCACCCGTCTCAATCGCTGCGGCACGCTCCAACTGTCGCTCTTCTACTAAGAGAGCGGAATCAAGCTCCAGATCGATCACTTCCCGAAACGCATCCCGCCCGATCTTTATAGATCGGGTCTTCTTAAGAAGGAGTCCGGTGTGGTCGCCAGGATGTTCCGGAATCGCGGCGGCTGCCCGCGCGCGGACGATTTCCTCAAGCTGCTCGGAACGTCGCTGAATTCTCGCGAGTCTGTTGGCGGAATGCGTGATAGCAAGGTGCCGGAACGCTGCATCTTTCTCTTTTACAAGCGCTTCCTGATTTCGAAGCAGTCTCGCAGGCACGCACGTTTTGCTATGTCGGTGGATTACCGAGTCTGAAATCCCAAACTCTCCCTGGAGGGATATATAGGTACGGTCGCCAGCAACCAGCAAGGCGTCAAGACGTTCGCGGTCTGGATGAGAGCAGGCACCGCAGCGGGGGCCTACTTGGCGCGGTGGGAGTCCGGCATCCTGTTGATTCGGTAGCGATTCCATGCTGGGGATTCTACCGCCTGCAAATTGGTCGATAATATTTGCGTAATGGGTGTAACCTTACGGTTGAAAATGGTATCTTCAATACAGGGGTATACCCCGAGAAAAGGAAAAGGAACCAAAAACATGGAACGATACAAGGATTTGATGGATGCGGCGAAGATGATCGCGGCGGCTAAGGCGGAGGTGAACCGGGAAGATGGTCCGGTCACTTCCCCGGCATGGGTGATGTTGCATCACGCGGAGGGAATGATGACGAAGCAGGCGGAGTTGGCTATGCGGGAGGGTGCGTAGTCATGAAGAAAGTATTGATTGGTTTGTTGATGGCGGGCGCGATGTTCGCGGATACCGTCTTCTTTGCCCGCACTGCGGGAAAGAACGGAGTGTTTCACAAGAATGAAACGTGTAGCGCGCGGAACCTCGGCGGGCGTCATGCTCTGAAGTCTGAGCGTGCGGAAGCGGAAGCGCATGGGTTGCGCGAGTGCAAGCGGTGCTACCGGGCGAAGAATGCGGTGCCTTGCACGACCGATAGCGATTGCGAGAGCAAGAATGCTGGCAAGGGTGCGAGTGGTTGGGCGAAGGAGAACAAATAACATGGCGGGCTATCCCATGGCGGGAATGGGTGATCAGCAGGATCGGTTCTGTGTTGTGACAGATGAGAACGAAGCCTTCGGGCCGTTCTCGTCTATCGCTGGCGCGCGTGCGTGGATCAGTGATAAGGGGTTCAAGGCGACGACGGTAACGCGGGTGCTCACGTTCAAGGATCCGGAAGCGGAACCGTTCATGTTGACGTTCACTCCGGAGGAAGCGATGGGGATACTGATTGCGGAATTCCCTCACGACGATTCCGAGGATCTGGAAACGTATGTGTATGGTCCGGACGAACCTGAGAACTACTTCGCGAAGATGGCGGGACCTCAGGAGATCATCAGCGACTATGAGGAATTCCGCAAGGGATTGGAACCGATGGGTTCCACGGAAGTGCCCGCGTCGATGGAATCGGATTGGCGGAACTTGCCCCTCGTGGATCTTGGCGAGATTCGGGTAGAGGTAGCTCCTCATCTGAAGACGCGGTTCATCACGGCGGAAGACGTGCGAGTGGAAGCAGCGGCGACGATGCCGCTGCCGGGTGCGGGTGTTGACAACAGCGGGTACGTGCGTGGCATCGAAGTTGAGAAGCATTTGGCGAAGGCGCGCATCTGCCTGCAGGGCGATGTTGATGAGCAGATCTACCTCGGCCAGTTGTCGTATCTGCGGTCGCAGGCAATGAAGATTGCCGAGTTGTGTACCGCGATGATGGCTTCGCCTACGCAACGCACAACGCGCTACGACGGGTAGTCTGGCAGTCTCGCGGCGGGTGCTCTGATTCGGACAGAGCACCACACTGGGAAACTTCCCGATCAGTTGAAAGGTGAAACGACGAATGATGAATACGACGGCGAGAACGGCGACCGAGATGGTGATAGCGGTCGGCCAGATGGTGCAGTTCCGCGCTAACGATCTGTGGATCGATGCGACGGTGTTGGACGTGAAGAATTCGTGGGGCAGGAATCGCTTGCTCCTCGCACCCGTGGCGGGCGATGGCACGGCATGGTTTGAGTTGAGCAGCGTGCGACCCGTGGCGAATCCGGCGAAGTTGCGCTGGGACATGGTGCCCGCATGAAGATCAACGTAGCGCTGGAGTCCGATCAATGGCCCGCAGTGCTCTATGCTCTGCAGGAACTGGCCGAGACGAAGACGAAGGAACATCGCACGCTGGCAGCGGCACGCGCTAACGACGTTCGCGGTTTGATCCTCGATCAGTTGATCAAGGGGATCGAATCATGAAGCGGGCGTATCCGATCACGGTGTATGTAGAGGCGCGGCGGCAACGCTGCGCCTCGGCGCATTTGTACGGTGCCAATGAAAAGCAACCGTTCGATCTGAAGGGACTGCAGGTATTGGGCACGTTCGCGGGTCCGGCGGAACTGGGGCAAGCGCTGATCGAATGGGCGATGTCGCACCCGCTGGTAGTGAAGACCGAATCGCGCTATCAGGGTGCGGTGCGGTTTTGGGGGGGGGCACGCTAATGCTCTGGAAGTATACGCGCGCGGTAGAGCAGAGTGGCGCGGAGAAACTGATTGGGTGCTCGGCGACGTGGGTAACACAGGCTTCGTGCTGGAAACTCTGCGCTTGGTTCTTGGAAGGGTGCTATGCGTCCTACGGGAATGCGGGCATCTGGACGAACGGTCTGAACAAACTCGCGGGCGGGAAGACGGTCGCCATTGACGCGCGGATCATCGCGCGCGACGAGGCGAAGGCGATAGACGCGCTATCGGGCGATTACGATCTGCGGGTGCATGTTGTGGGCGATTGCCGCAGCAACGAGGCAGCGGGGATCGTGGGTAAGGCGACGTGGCGGTATGTCCGGCGCGGCGGGCGCAAGGCTTGGACCTACTGCCATACGTGGCGGATAGTGGCCCGCAAGTCATGGGGTCGCGCGTTGTCGGTGCTGGCATCGTGCGAGACGTTGCAGGATGTCCGGAGCGCTATGCGGGCGGGCTATGCCGCAGCGCTGGTAGTCGAATCGCACCCGGCAGACGGCAAGGCTTTCGAGCAGGACGGTCTGACGATGGTCCCCTGTCCCAATCAGACGCGCGGCGTTACGTGTCTGGAGTGCCAACTGTGTTGGAAGGACGCATGGCTTCGCAGGGCGAAACGGGTGATCACGTTTGCGCCACACGGGTCCGGTGCCAAGTCGGTCAAGGCTACGCTGATCCAGATTGCGGCGTTGCCAGTCACAGAGGCCCGCGCGAGGGCCCTCACAGGGCGGTAGGAAAGCACTCCACGGAGTGCTCTGATTCGGACAGAGCACTCGATGGGATTCTTCCCACGGGACAGTTTGAGAAAGGTGAAACATATATGAATGCGTTAGAAGTTGAGTTGGCGGTAGTGGTGGAACTGGCGCGCCGAGGCGTAGAAGCGACCCTAGAGTATCCGGGGTTCCTGCAGGTCGGACTGCAGCAGTACGGCACAACGGGCGAGACGTGGAGCGGCGACGTTTACGAGTCTGAGGAAGACTTCCTAGAGGGGCACCCGCCGATAGAGAATCTGGTGTCGGACATCCCCAGCGATTCAAAAGACGTGGAAGCCATCAGTACTTGGATTGCCTGCAACCAACCGCTGGAAAAACCCCAGCGGCTGGTCCGGTGCGGCGGATACCGGATCGATCCGCAACTCTACGATGTCATGGACGACGGTCTGGTGAAAGCTCTGACGGTCGAAGGACCGTCCCATATCCCGCCGGGATCCAACTGCGGCATGGACTGCGTGACGGCTATCAACGGGTTCAACCGGATTGCATGGGCCTATCGGCAGGCGCACGGCAACGACGACGACGAAATGGTGCTTTCGGACCTTGCGGGCGAAGTGGTCCGGATTCTCAACATCTTCATTTTTGGCTAGGTCCGGCAGGGTCACTAGGGTCGCGCCAGAAGCTCTCAGGGCATTCTGGCGCGATTTTTCCGGTGGGATTCTTCCCGATTCGGGGCAAAACGCCCATTTGAGGTGAAAAGGACAAAATGCGTACAAGAGTGTGGGAAGTGGTGGTTCTCGCTGCGGCGGGTGCCTTATTGGTGGCCGTTCTGACGGCTGCGGCGACCGTGAAATTCGTGGCGGCCGCCGATGCCGGCAATGCGCCAGGTTTGCGCGCGGCGGAAACTTTGGGCGGCTGCGAGACGGATACCGAGTGCGAGGAAGCGGATTTTGCAGCTCGTGAAGCGGTGGCTTTTGAGCGGGAAGAATCGCGCGCCCGAGCTCGGTTTGCCGAGGATTGCGCGGCGGGTCGCGTGTGGTGCCGGGATCGGAGGGCGCGATGAGCGCCCGCAACGAATGGCCGGAAGCGTACCGCCTTGACGTTGGACGCCGGACGGCTGACGCCGGACAACGGACGGCTGACCTGCAGGCACTGCTGAACGAAGCCTCGCGCGCTAAGGACGTGTACTGGCAGGCAGCGGAAGCGGTCGAACGGTATCTGGGGATCGAGTGCGAGGACTTGGACCTTTGCACGGCTGATTTTGTAGAGATGACGGCAGCCGAACTGCTGGCACTGGCGGGAAACAACAAGGAAGGTGAATCGAAATGAGAAATCTGGAATGGGCATTGACGATAGACGGCGGGAATACGTGGGCAGGCAGGCCCGCGCGCGTGTCCCTGCATGAGTCCCGGCACGCAGCCGAGAGGGCCCTCGTGGCCTACGTGATCCGCTGCGGGGGAGACGCGGACCTTGATGAGGACGACATGATCCGCGAATACTTCGATGACGCCATGGAGCAATACTGCTACGGGATCATCGTGGAACCGTCGCCGGAAGAACTGAGCGTGCCCGAGCGGGCACCGCGCATCCTGACTGCTGCCGAAAAACAGACGGCTGCCGTGGAGGTTTGGGCGAACTTCCGCAAGTGGTGGCAATCGGACCCGTCCAAGTTGCCGGGATCGTGGGAAGCGGTCTGCACGGCTATCGACACCATGGCGGCTATGGCGGCTGACCCTAACTCTACCCGGCACAAGGGGATTTCGTTCCTCGATGACTACTGCGACGGGTTCATGTTCGTCTGGAACGTGCTGGAACCCATGGGTGTTGTGTGGGAGGATTCCGCCGAGGACGCCGAGGGAGTACTGCATGGCGATACCGAGTGCATCTCCGAGGTACTGGGCATCATTTCGAGCGTGGGATTCACGCGCGTATAAATAGTGTTGCGGTTTCGTTGAAATTGGTACTAACATTAAAGGAGCGGGTCTTTCCGAACGAAGGACCCGCCGGGAGAAAGGTGAAACGAATGAGCGAAGACCCTATTTATGTGATCCGCCGGACCCGGCTGATCACCGAATGGTTCCGGGTCGAAGCACCCTCGCAGGCGGAAGCTTGCGAGATCTTGGACGGCGCAGTGTCGCCGATCCAGCCGGAACAG